GATAATTATACAGGCGATTTATTAATTAGAAACCAGACAAACGACGGAAATGTTTCTCTTATTTGTGACAATGGTTCTGGAGGTATGGCTGAGTATTTCCGTTTAGATGGTGGGCTAGGTTATAGTGTTGTTAGTAAAACTTTAAATTTTAGTGATAATGTTCCAGCGTCATTTGGAGGTGGCGGTGATTTATCACTAAGACACAATGGGACTGATTCAGAAATTATAAATTATACAGGCAATTTAATTTTAAGAAACAATGCAGACGACAAAGATATTGTATTTCAGTCTGATGACGGTAGTGGAAGCACAGAAACCTATTTCTTTTTAGATGGATCAGCTTCAAGTGGTAATCCTGTTACAAACTTCCCTGACAACTCAGCTTTAACTTTTGGAAATGATCGTGATTACTGGATTTATCACGATGGGACTAATTCTAGAATATCAAATTATGTAGGTGATTTGGTTATTAGAAATTATGCTGACGATAAAGATATTGTTTTTGTATCAGACGATGGGTCAGGCGGTATAGCTGAATACTTCCGTTTAGATGGTGGTTTGGGTTACTTATTTGTTAGCAAAACTTTAAATTTTGCTGACAATGTTCCTGCAACATTTGGCCCATCAGGGGACTTAAATATTAGGCACGATGGAAGTAATTCATTAATAACTAATAACACAGGTAATTTAAATATTACAAATGCTACTGACGACGGTGATATCATATTTGAATGTGACAACGGCTCTGGTGGTTTAGCTACTTACTTCCGCTTAGATGGTAGCGAATCTCAAACTAGATTTGAGAAACATATAAAATTATCTGATTCTGTTGAACTGCGATTAGGTACTAGTAACGATCTAAAAATTTACCATGATGGTTCTAATAGTTACATTGACGACACTGGAACAGGCGATTTATACATAAGAGCCAACAATTTGCGTTTATCAAATGCAGACGGCACTGGTCAAACTATAAATGCCAACAACGGTGGAGCGGTTGAATTATATCACAACAACTCAAAAAAATTCCAGACATCTTCAACAGGAGCCACAATAACTGGAAATCTTGTCATGGGTGGAGGGCAAGTTAAATTTGCCGATAGTGGTAGAGTTAGGCTTGGGGATAGTAACGACTTAGATTTATATCACGATGGTACAGATTCATATATAGAAAATGAGACTGGCACTTTAATTATAAGTAACAATGTTGATAATGCTGATATTAGGTTGCAAGCCTCTGGCGGATCTGGTTCTGCTTCTGATTATCTAATTTTAGATAGTAGCCAAACTGCTGTACGACTAAAAAGAAAAACTAAACTTGATGACAACTTAGATCTTTGTTTTGGAGATGGCGAAGATTTAAAGATTGGTTTTGACGGGACTAACTCCACATTTAGTCAGACTGATGGTAACATGAGGTTTATTCAGTATACAGACGATAAAGACATTATCTTTATGAGTGATGATGGTTCTGGCGGAGTTACAGCTTACTTAACAATAGATGGCTCTGGGGGTTATATGTGGGCTTCCAAGAGTATTCTTTTAGCTGACAATATTTCAACATCGTTTGGTAACTCTCAAGATTTATTCATCAAACACAACGGCACTGATTCAGTTATTGAAAATAATACTGGAGATCTATACATTACAAATAAAACAGACGATAGAGACATCATTTTCCAATCTGATGACGGTTCTGGAGGTGTAACTGAATACTTCCGTTTAGATGGAGATTCTGGATACACTAAGGCACATAAAGAAATCCGTATGGATGATGCAACACCACTTCGTATTGGAACAGGTGGTGATGCTCGTTTCATGCACGATGGTAACAATACCTATCTAGATAATTTCACAGGCGACTTTTATATTCGCCAAGCTACTGACGACAAAGATTTAATTTTTCAATGTGATGATAGTAGTGGCGGAATGACGGAGTATTTCCGTTTAGATGGTGCTGACGCAATATCAGTTTTTTCTAGAACTGTCAGACACCTTGATACAGTGGTTAGTAGTTTTGGTAATTCAGATGATTTGCGAATATCACACAACGGCACTGATTCAGTTATAGACAATTTTAGTGGAGATCTTTACATATCAAATAAAGCAGATGATAAAGATATTTATTTTCAATGTGACGATGGTTCTGGCGGTGTAGAAACCTATTTCTATTTAGATGGGTCAATGAACACGGACGGGACACCTAAGACAGTGTTCCCTGACAATTCTAAATTGCAGTTTGGATCGGGTGCTGCTGACCTTCGCCTTTATCACAATGGAACAAATAGTTATATCGAAAATAATACTGGAGATCTACGCATAACAAATTATGCTGATGATAAAGATATAATTTTCCAATCTGATGATGGTAGTGGTGGAGTAGAAACCTATTTCTTCTTAGATGGATCATTATCTGGAGGTAACCCATTTACAATATTTCCTGACAATAGTCGGTTAGGTATTGGCACAAGTGCGGATCTACATTTTATCCACGACGGCACGGATTCATTAATAAATAACACTGACGGAAATTTATTTATTAGTAATTTTGCTAATGACAAAAGCGTATATTTAAGAACCGACGACGGTAGTGGTGGGATTGCAACTTATTTACAATGTCGTGGTGATCGTGAAGTAGTACAACACCACAGAGGTGTTGAGTATAATACAGTTCTTTCAAACAACTCTGATTACACAGTAGGTTCAGCAAATCATGTTATACTTATGCACGGTATGAGTGCAGGTAGAACTGTTAATATACCAGCAGCCCAATGTAATTCTGGACGAGTTTTAATTGTTAAAGATAGGGACGGAACTGCTGCTACTCATAATATTACAATAGCGACAGGGGGCTCTGAAACCATCGACGGAGGGGCTACACATACTATATCCACTAATCGTGGTTCAGTAACCCTTATTTCTGATGGATCTAATTGGTTTATTATTTAAATAAATTACTTGAACAGTCCTTAAATATGCCTATTCTAAACGTATTATGGAAGAAAAAGTTACATTAGAAATTCCCAAAGGATTTGTACAAGTCATCTATCAAGCACTCGACATTGCTACTAAACAAGTAGGTTTAAATGGCGCAGAAGCTCTTGTTGTTGTAGCAAAAGAAATTGCTAAACAAAGCGGAGAAGAGCCTCCAAAGCCTGAAGAGGCTAAAGAAGAAGAGTCAGAGTAATGCCTGATTTAGATCTATCGGAAAAAGACTTCAAGATGCACTGGATGTTTAATCCAGTACAACAACGAAGTGTTGATTTTAAAGGCAACATAACCGAACACACTGACAAAAGAGTTTGCCAAGACTACGAAGACTACTTAAAGCTTCGGGAAAAAGGTTGGTGGACAATTAGTGATGTGAATGATAGTCACACAGATGTCCCAGAAAAAGAGGGACTCACTAAGTTTCAAGAGACTATGGAAGTAGAAGAACCTACTGAAGACATAGTTTTACCTGATTAATAGGCTTTTCAGCACCTTGATTGAAGCTACAAATATGCTATATTTTTAGCTTCATGAGTAATAGTGAAATAATAGCTAAAGGAGTTACAGGTGTAACTGGATCTATCGTAGCAGTTACAATACCATACGCAGAGGTTATTCAATGGGGTATTCAAGTGGTCGGAGGACTTTTAGGTATCACTGTAGCTATAATAACTTTATATAATTTAATTAAGAAAAAGAAATGAATAAAGAATCAATCTTAGGAATCATTCGTCATATCCTTACTTTCGGTGGGGGATTCATGACTCAGAATGGGTTAGCTTCTGGTGAGGAAGTTACTACTGGTGTGTCTGCTGCGGTTACTTTAGTAGGCGTTATTTGGTCAATTTTATCTAAAAAGAAGTAAAATGCCTTTTAGTAAATACTCAAAAAAGCAAAAAAAGTTAGCTTCTATAGAAGAACCAAGAAATAAAATAACCAAAGCTGACTTTATAAAACTCAATTCAAAAAATAAAAATAAAAAGTGAGGCATTTTTTCCGTATAATTGTGTTAGCGTTAGAAGCTTATGTGAATTATACTAGGTCTAAACAACGGAAATACGTATATGACCTTGAAGATGAAGTTGATCGCCTTGCTGCTGACGGTAGCCCTGCTTCCAAATTGCGCCTTGAACGACTTAGTGGGCGACTCCAGATTGAACGAAAGCGCAATATATGACCCTCCTACAATCAGCCTTATAAAAGGCTACGATTATCCTTTTGTAGAGGGTAATCTCATGGGTCGTGGTCAGAAGTTCCATAGTGATTTTTCGTACAGACGTGCTATAATAATAGGTAATGATAGCAATCTGCGTGGGACACAGCCGACCAAATGACTCAGGTGCAGCATCTGTAACTGGAGTCACTGAATGGGATTACAATTCGGAGCTTGCCGAGATGATTGGCAAGGAACTAAAACAACCATATAAGGTTTACCACACCTATAAAGGTGGGAGTTATGTCACTGCTATGCGGTGGTTAGCTAGGAAGCTAGATGAAGATCGTGTAGACACAGCCGTTGAATTACACTTCAACGCAGCAACACCCAAAGCAACAGGCCATGAATGGTTACACTGGCATACCTCTGAGAAAGGAAGATTACTTGCACGTACACTAAGGGATTCTTTTGAAGACTCTTTCCCTCTATTTAGAAGTAGGGGAATTAAGCCACGTAAAAAAGGAAGTAGAGGAGCTTACTTCCTACGTGCGACCTCAATGCCAGCCTGTATCGCAGAACCCTTTTTTGGGACTAATGAAGAAGATTGGGATTTAGCTGTAAATAGTAAACAAGGAATGGCCTCTGCTATCGCTGGCGGTATTACACTTTACTCGGAGCTTGTGGAAAGGTGGTAAGGTGGTACTCCCAAAGACAGTTTCTATTGCTGGCAGACGAGTAAAGATTGCCTTAGTTCCCTTTAATGGGGATAGCCCTGACTACGGATTATATCTACACGACAAGAAAACTATTGAGATAAATAATACTCTCAAAGGTAAAGCCCTTATACACACTATAAGGCATGAAATGATGGAGGCTAGTTTATTACTGAGTGGTGTAGGGTGGTTAGAGAACTACGATCAAGAGGCTATTGTCCGTTGCATGGAGGAGATATTCTTCCCTGCATGGGAATCGTTCCTCAAACGAATAACCCAAGATTAGTTTGGCTAGAAATAAAAAACGATTCAAGGTCGATGACAACTTTGTTGTTTACCGACCCACGAGCGAGGACTTAGTTATTGCTCACAAACGTTCTTGTAAATTGGGAGTGCTACCTAACTCATTTACTCAGGGTTTAGGGCGCATGGCAGGATACTTAGGAGAGATAGCAGTACAAAACTATTTGAAGAGGAGTAAGTATGTAGGTGACTCCGTGTATACACATGATATTGAGTACAAGAAAAGAAAGATAGAAGTTAAATCAAAGTCTTGTGCTACTCCTCCAAAATCTCATTACTCTGCTTCTGTTAATTGTAAAAAGCAGTTCATGCCCGACAACGACGTTTATTTTTTCACCAGAGTCCGTAAGGATTTCATGGTTGTTTGGATTGTAGGTTGGTTACCTACTACAAAACTATTGAAGGAAGCTGAGTATAAACAAAGAGGAGATAAAGATACTGATGGCTTTGTGTACAAAACCTCTGGTCTACATATTGATATAGGTGATCTAAAGTCACCTACGTTATTTCAATAAGTTTCTTCAGGTGTAGATATAAAGATAGGATACCCTTCACCTCTTGAACCTGCTACATTAACCCAAAAATATTCTTCGGCTTCATCAGGTTTCATTTCTTTAGATAAGATTTGTATGCATCTTTCTATGGAATAGACAGCTCGTGTAGGATCTTCATCTAAAGCAACTCCGATAAAAGCATCATCTAAATCATCAGGAACTATAACATCTTCACTAGGGACTACTGTTTCACAAAAGTCGTTTATTTCCTCTCTAGTCATGAGAGATACTTATATCCCATTTAGGGTCTAAATCAATACATAAAAATTTCATATTATTTTTGTATGTAGAGGTTACAGACCTAAGATTATCGTCACTTATACAAGCTTCTTCCAGAGACTGTATACTACGCCTCAACCACTCAGTATTAGCGACCATGCTGTTCAAAGGTTTATTATTATTGTATTCTAATATATCGTGAACAAAATCTGTAAGGTTACCTCTCCAATATGGCTTATCATGTCCATATTCTTTTAGTTTTTTTACAAAAAACTCAATAGTCTCTATTAGTAACGATCTAGTAGAATTAGCAAAAGCTGCTGCATCAATTTCTGGGTCGATGTATGATTTTACACCAAACCTTGAATCTCCTTTAATGGATTTAGGTACTTCAAAATCTTCTAGCCATTTACCAAAGTAAGGCAGTTCTTCTTTTATAGTCTTTTCGATTATAGAATTACTTGCTGTATCTATCCCTAACAAAGAAGCAAAATCACTAGTAGCTGCATCAGAAATACGCAAAGCTAATATTTTATCTCTGTTACTAGAATCTAATGCGGGAATTACTGACAGACTATTTGGGTCCATGTTAAGTGACATAATCACCCGTCCCGCCCAACTTATAGTAATGGTATCCTCAAACTTCGCTTGGTACTCAATGCGTGGGTTAGCTGTAGATTTTTTAATAAGCTCCGTCGCTCTACGTTGTTCTGCAAAAGAAGCTGCTGAAGTTGTATCATCTATAACCCAAGCAGCTACTCTACCTAATTCTTTGTTGAATTTACTATCACCACTTAGATAGTCTGACGCATCAGCAAACCCTCCTAATAAACCGCCTATAAGTTTATTAGATAGCAAAGATTTACCTTTATTAGTTGGGCCTACTAATAATAAAGCATGCCCCTGTTTCATCTCTTTATAAAGAACAGCAGAGTAGATACGTTGCAGCCATGCATAGAAGTGTAGTAAAGATGTCTCATCTTTGAAAAATTGACTTAACCATTTATCTATAAAAGGCCAGTGTTTCTTATCACCTTCCCCCGCAGGTTGTACTGCTTTTAAGGTACTAGTATTAAGTATTTTATTTGCTCCTGATTCTACTACTAAACGAGAATCAAATATAACAGGAGCTATTTCAGTTATACGACACTGTTGCTGTATTAACAAAATACTACTTTCTAATTCACTAAGACGTTCTCTCGGTCTTTTTACAGGGTTATATCCTGCTTGGCGTAGTTCTAATTTTAATTGATCTTTATCAATCATAACAGGAACGTCATTGACCAAACCGTAAAAAGCTTTTCCTGAGAACCAATATTGTTTTAATAAGTTATCTAATTTTCTGTTTTCGTATTTTTCAACAAAGGCTTGCCCGAAAATTTCTTTCCACGACAAAAAAGATTTAGGTGCTCTATCAGAATAACAAATCATACCATCTTCAACCACCATACACCCTTCTGTTTCCCTACCATCATCTATCCAATACAACGGACCCCTTGAACCTACTTCAAAAGTTGAAGTCCACCTATTTTTATACTTAGGGTTTGATCTAACCTCTTCCTCAATAACCTCTAAAGGTATGCTTAATGCAGAAGGAGCCTGTGGAGGGTTTTCAAGAGAGGTCTTTAAAAGGAGGTTAGTATATAAAGCTTTTGGTATCTTCTTTCCTGTATATTCTAGAATATCTCCTAAGTAATAATATTGAGTAGCTCTTGTGCAAGAATCATCAAATCCTGCTAGTAGTCTTTTTAACTTAAACCTAGCCACTAATTTCTTTATATAAGCACTGTATAGTTGAGCATCAATTAAAAGCTGTTCTTCAAACTCAAATACTAGTCGAACACCTCCTGATGGTGTTCTCGTAATCAGTGTAGGTTTATTTGCACCACATTTAGCTAGTATTTGTTTTACCGTAGTTTTCCAACAATCTATTTTAATATTATCGTATTCAACTACGAAACCATACATAGCTGTTACTTTATTATCACCAGTGATCCTCAAAGAAGCTATAGTGCCTTCAGCTAACGAGTAATAAGCATAATCAGTTTCTGGGTGATTACTCCACAAGCTTCTTAGTTTTTTATCGTCAAATTTTTTAGGAGTTACTTTTAGGTCTTTAAGAGAGTTGCATGTGTAGACTTTTGAGCTAGTTAGGTTTTTTAAGTATTTGTATTTATGCATTTATTTTTCGTATCTATCCAAAATTTTACCTTCCGCATCTAGGGGGATGTCAGGTAACCACTTTGGTGGGGTTCTCATTTCCTTTATTACAAAATCCAAAGCTTCCTTTGCATCGTCTTCTTTCACTTCTATGACAACTTCGTCATGTACGTGAAAAATTATTCGCATCCCTCTATTTTCGAGGCGGGTGAGTATATCAGAAAATACATCTCGTGCAAGTGCTTGTGAGGCATTTTCTGTTAAAAGACCTCCATATAATTTTACAGGTACTTTTTTAGCTCCTTTAGTTATTAGAGCTATGTAGTTTCTACGCCCGTACTGCATCGCAGTTTGTATTGTACCGTAGTTTAAAGTGCGCCCTGACGGTAGTTCTATAATAAAATCATTACCTAATGAATAAGCTACGTGCAACTTCCTTTGTAAGTTGTTCCAAAGACCCACAACTCGTCTCATTGTTGTCCTATATAACTTTACAGCCTTGACAGCTTCTTTTTCATCCATTCCCGATATCAAAGCAAATTTTTTAGCTGATACACCATAACCACAACCAAGAACCATTGTCTTAACCATGTGACGAAGGCTAGGGGCTTTATCTTTTAAAACTCCATTTGATTTATCCCATTTGTTAAAAAGTATAGCAAAAGCTTCATAAATATCATCACTATCTCTGATTGCATTCAAAGATTTTTGATCTTCGGCCAACCAACATAAAGTTCGGACTTCGATTTGTGACAAGTCTACTACGACTAACTTATTGCCTTTCTTTGGTGATATTAGACTCCGCAAATTAACACCAAACATTTCACCTCTAGGTAAGTTTTGTAAATTCAAGTTACCTCCACTACCACTAAATCTACCTGTATGCGCTCCGTGATAGAGTATACCTCCGTAGTATCTTTGATCTTCCATAGTGGCGTGTTCAAACGCCTCTAGCTTTCTTTTAAGAGAGTTTATCCTTCGGTATTCACGTATAGCAGAAATCCATTTGTACTTTCCTCCGTGCTTTTTAATCCATGCGTTAGCTTCTTCATCAGTCATAGCTAAACTAGCTGGAGGTTCTAAACCTACTTTTTTACACTCTTCATTGAAAGCTAATCTTGATAGTACAGGTTTTTCATCTATCCAAGGTATACTATTTTCAGCTTCAAAAAGATTTTGATTAATAGTTATTAAAGATTCTTTCAATAAATCTGTATCTATGGGAACACCTCTTTGTACACATTTTCTATTAGCTAAACTTATATCCTGCTCTTGTTGAGGCCATTTATCTCCTAAATCTTTCCATAAGCGTAGACATAGTTCAGAGTCTTTTAGTGCATATTCATCTACTTCTTTTTTAAATTCTTCTGTCATAGACTCCCACCGTTTCCCTGACATATTATCCCTTGTTGATTTGTCTACTTCGAGATTATACAAAGTTGTAGTAGCCCCTTTTAAAGATCTTGGTAAACCTGAATACGCAGCTAAGTCTGCTGTACAAATCCATTCAGCGTACTCGTATTTGCTCCACCAGCCTTGAGCCACTCCATATAAATATAAAGTCTCATCAAATTGAGCGTTGTGCGCTAATACTCTATTATTTTCTATAACGCTCCAATCAAATTCTTCTTTAGGACACCCAACGAAATTTGTCCCTTCATCTCCTACAGCACTAACTCTATATGCGTCAAAATCGCAATGGCTAAAATAACCTAAGAGTCCTAATTTTTTTATAGAGCAGTGCTTGTCGTAATACGTTTCAAAGTCTATTGCTATTGTATCCATATTTTAGGAAGAGTTGTCCACCTACGTGAAAACCTAGAACACGTAGGTGGACTCCCCCATTTCGTATTGCGGAACTCCTACCGCTTGACGAGATTTATATTAGTTCAGGCTGAGATGCCTTTAGCTCCTTTAAGGTTTTGATCTGAGCTTTAAAAGCTTCACCTGTTGCCATCATCTTAATAGCAGAGAATTCTAACTCTTCTATTTTAGAAGTTATTTCTTCTCTAATTTTGCGTACTTGTATAAGTTCACTTTCAAGATGAGCTATCTTTGTATCTATATTAATATCACCCATAATTATGCAGGTATAATTCTAGATACGAATTCAACAACTTGTGGATCGGTATCAACCTTAGTTACAGTCATTTGTGGTATGTACCAACTGACTCTGTTAGCTGTAGCTTGATCAGCCTGAAACTTCCAGTGTTTTGCACACAGTGGAGCATCTGGATTCATCGCTTGAAATAGTCCAAGTCTCTTGAACGTATTTCGGTATGCTGCTTTACGTACATGGATTTTACCCATCGCATAAGAGGTTTCTCCTATGGGGAAAGGGAATGCGTCGGCAGCGTCCTCTCCAATATCCTCTGGTTCAGGGATAAGAAGTGTCACATCAGCAAACTCAATCGTACCAAATTCCGAATCCTCTGCTATTGCTTGTTTCTCATCTGCGGTGTAAGCAACTCTCGCTACTTCGTTTGAACCAAAAGGTACGTTTTCGGCCCACCCCTTTACTGCTGTGATTGGGATAACTGAAATAGTCCCCCCTGTTGGCATTATAGTGTGGGTTCTATTGATAACGAGCGCACCCTCGTCACCATCGATTTCCGAAGATCCTTGTATAACATTAAGTCTTGGAATCTCGATATCTTCTGCTGATATCGCAAGCCTTGGAGCAGCTACTGGAGCTGCGAGTTTTTCTTTTTTAGCTTCTACTAATTTAGTTTTGGGCATGGTCTTAGTTTTGGTCTTGGTCTTAGTTTTATTTTAGTTCAAGAAAGGGTAAACCTTTCCTCTGACGTTTCTATAATGCCATTGTTTTCAACAGCGTCAAGAAAAGATCTTGATTTTTCTCCTTTTTCTCCTTTAGGAGCATTATCCCCCACAGCATTAGCTACTTTTTTGAGGGGGATACTAATCAAATTAAGTAAATCTTCTTGTTCTAAATCGTGCTCTTTTGCTATCTCTAAGAGTTTTATGTTGTCAGTACACTTACGAGTTGCTCCCATAGATCTAAGTTTCAAGTTTTGAAACTCCATTCCTTCTTTAGCCAAAGTAACTGCTTTTTCTTTTACCCTCTTTGCCCAATTCTCTACAACTTTGGCTACAATATAAAGATGCTCTACTGTTTTAGGATCTGTAGGATCTTCTATATTTTCTTTAGGTAAATTATCTCCTGATATACGTTGTACTATTTCAACTGCTAAACCACCAAGTGAAGGGCAATAATCTTCGTGTTTACAGAATCGGCAGTTAACCGAAGGAGAAAGTGCGTCTGCTTCTGGGAAACCACCATCCCATTGAGGGCGCACTTTCTCCCCATTTCGTATTACGTCGGCTAGTTGCTTAACCAATAAGGGCAATTCCTCTCGTATAAATGTTCCTTCCAGTACTTCATTGCGTACAGGTATATAAAACACAAAAGTGATTTCATCAAGCTCTGGGTATTTTTGAAAAGCTCCAACCGTGTAAGCCCTTGCTTGCCAGTTACTTCTGGGTGGGTCTATTTCGCTGACACCTGTTTTGTAATCTGCTAGTATGGCTCTATTACCAAATGTAAGTAGTCTATCGCAAGTTCCCCACGTACTTGTAGAGTCAAGGTCAACATCTAGGAGAATCTCATTCTCTTCCTTGTACTCCTGCCCTTTAGCATAATTCTTGGTATACTCATCCTCTTGCTTGACGATTGCTTCATAGATCATGACTTCGTCTTCATCGTGCAGGGCAGAGGGATCACGAACTTCTAGGGCTTCGTGAATACGAGTACCTTTTTCAGCAGCAGCGTTTGTACCTGATCGTCCTTCGTAACCAGAACAACCTGCTACGTACTTGAGACTTGATGGCGAGAAAGGAGCGTGTCCTCTGCTGCTATGATCTGGTTGGCTGTCCATGATGGGTAAATTCTTTGTGTAGTGAGGCTCTTAACTCTCTGAGTGCTTGTATAGCCTTTGCTTTTCCTTCTTCTGTATAAGGATATTTAGACGTAGGATATCGTTTACCATTATGATCTACTACACCTACATATACTTTATGGTAGGAACCGTCTTTTCTTTTAAACCTTGGCTCTCGTAGTCCTTTTACTCCTGTTTTACTTTTTGCTTCCCAACGGTTTGCTTGGTTTTGACTGTTAGTACACTCCCTTAAATTTTCTATTCTATCATCTAAAGTATTACCATTTATATGGTCAATCATTTTTTTAGTATCACCTTTAAACATTGCCCATACAACTCTAGCTCTATAATATTCTAACCTTTTGTATTTTAGCCTCCATCTTGTTCTCCTACCCCTTTCGCTACTACCTTGTGATGGACTATATAAACAACCTGCAACGTCACCTACTTTCTTTCTTCCTCTACTTACTTTGTAATACAAAACTCCATCTCTATACTCAAGTATATCTAAAAAATCTTGTGGTATAGGCTTTGCTATTTCTTTACACTCCATGTAACTCCGTTAGGTTATTTATTTTTCTTTCTATTGAGTCTATAACATTTTCTTCTATAGACCCTGACGTAACTAAAACTTTTTGTATAGCGTCAGACTTTGCACCATTACGGTGGATACGTCCTAAAGTTTGGAGGTAGTCTTTAGCATTGAAAGAAGGACATATCAAACTAACTCTTGGTCTATCCCCATTACAATCATGTAATGATAGTCCAGTACCCCCTGCTGCAATGTTAGCAACAACAATAGTTGATTCATCATTTTGAAATTCGTCTACGATTGCTTGTCGTTCTTCTACTGTCTGACCCCCTTGAATTGCTTTACAATTAAGTTGTTTACATAAAGCTTCTACAGTATCTCTAAAGTTCACAAACAATACTACAGAGTTTCCTTGCTCTTCTAAGTCTTGAGCATAAGCCACTAAATCAGGAACTTTCATTGCTTCGGTTAACTGTCTTGCTCGTAAGATATTTACGATCACATGTTCACTGTCATCTACAGTGCCATTTTCTATTAAGTCAGTAATTATTTGGGGAGTTAGTCCTAACTTCTCATATATTTTTATTATCTTTTTAGAGTCTGAAAATTGCATAGGCTCTACAAAAACTCTGTTATTTCTAAAAGAATCAGGAAAGTCTAAGATAGTTAACTTTGCTGCTACAGAACCATATATTTTATCGTGTAATTTTTTTAATGTTTTATTAGAACCCATACGCCAACCGTTCCATTCATCTTGGTAACAACCATAAGATTTCATCCAAGCAAACCAATTATATAAACCGTTTTCTGATTTAGCGAGGCTATGTAATCCTAACATATAACCAATAGATCTCATTTCTGTAGGATCTTCACAGGCAGTCGCTGACATACCATGCACTAAAAAGTTTTGCTTTACTAAGCTTATAATAAGTTGTGCGTTTTGTGTGTATGGTCCTTTACATTTATGTATCTCATCAACTAAAAACAAAGTATTCTTAGGCACTTTCCAATTCATTATCTTCTTACCTCTTTTAGACATGTGTGGGGTATTGCCTGTCCTTACCTTTTCAAAATTCAATACAAATATAGGATCAATACCTACTTCCTTTAATTCTCTTTCCCATGAAGGAATCACTGCTTTAGGACACATAACAGCTACAGGACGTTCTAAACGTAACGCTAAATGGGATGCGACTACTGTTTTTCCAGTACCAACAGAGCTAGAATCTAGAGTGTTTTTATTTTCTCTTAGTTTTTCTTCAAAGAAATCAGCCACTTTGGACTGAGCGGGGAATAGGTTTTTCATTTAAGACATAGTAAAAGAACTTGAATTGAAGGCAAGGAAAACTTTCTACAATTTATCATACCCTAATAAAGCATGACTTTTCCGTATGTATCTAGCTATCAGAAAAGCGTCTACCATACCATCGTGAGGTTTAGAACAACGTTTACTTTTTAACCAACATTCTTCAGGAGCTAACATGTTAGCTGCTCCTAATGCAGCTTTTTTTGTATCATAAGGTGGGGATAACTGACCTAACATAGCCTTTTGCCAGTTACGTACTTTGACACATCTTACATCCCACTGCCTACTCTCAGCTAGTCCTAATAGTTTGCCGAACGATATCGCCATAGACCTAACAGCTTGTGAACTCTTTGCATGGTGCAATGGCTCTTCAATAGCAAAGATAAAATCTGATTCAAGTGCCATGACCCATTCATAAACTTTACGAGTATCAGTTTCTCGTTTCTTACACCGATGAAGTGTAGGCATCACTGTCTTATCAATGATACCTCCTGTTGTTTTTGATATGGCGACTAACCCACCGTTGAGTCCGTTATCAACTCCTATGATCACAATGTTCTATAGCTTTAGCAGAAAGTATTACACCATCTCCTTCTTCTGGTATTAAAGCATCTACATTTGGGACAAGCATCTGTATATAAAATACTTCTCTTGCTGAGTTAGGTATTACTCTGTAGTAAGTACCAGACCTACGCTCTACAATATATGTAAAGTCTTTACCCATTTCCTTACGAACCATAACACAGGGGTTTTCTTCAACCTTCCTGTCTTCAAACATCACTCCGATAGATCGTCTAAGAAACATGGCGTACCCTCCCAAAAATTTGTTTGTAGGTATTCATATTCATATCTTTCAAAAGCTTGTTGTTTTGTAAGGTTGTAATTTTTTTGTAGCAAATCTATTGTCATTTGTTTTGAATAACAAGCAACAGGAGGTCTACCATATTGTTCTACTGTTCCTATATAAGCATCTTCTAACCCGCTAAATAAAAGAACAGGTTTATCAATATCTTCTTTGGTTTCAGGGTTTGTCATCGTTTGGCTCAACATCTATTATATTATTTCTGTTTACCTTAACAGACCCGTCTCCACGATCTGCTTTTGCGTTATTTAAAATACTAATGTCTATTTGTAGTTTCCCTGAACCTCCTGCTGTCTTTGCATTTAATCCTAAATTCCTACGGATTAATTGATCTAACTCAGATAATTCTTTTACTGTTCTCGGACCTCTTAAATTTTTAATACTATCTCGCAATAGTTTTATTGCAGAAGCAGCCATATACGATTGGTACTTATCGGCTGGTGACGATTGAGATTGAGCTATATCCATTAGGTTTTTATCTTCTTCAATACGAGCTTCTAGTTTAGCTTCTCGTATTGCTTCATCTGTTTTACCTTCAAGATTATCATCTAAAGTAGCTTGCAAAGGATCTTTATCCTCTACTTCTTCCTCTTCCTCTTTTAAGGATGGGTTGTTAGCATGAGGATCTTTTTTAGGTTTAGCTCCTGCATCCCTCAACCATCTACGCAATGTAGACACATTGATACCTAACTCCTTCGCAATAGTAACAAGTTTATATTGCTGCTCATACATTTCGAGAGCATGTTTAAGCAACTTGGATTTTTTAGATTTATAAGCCAAAGCACTTAATATATACTATATTTTTACATATCTTTCAAATTAAATGACACAGACCTTACGGATATACGAACCAAGGATAGATGATAAAACATCTAAGATGGATGTGGGAGGTATGTCTATAAGCGCAACAAATACAGTAACTGCTTTATTATATGGACTAGCAAATCACAAAAGTGACAAGGCACGAGAATATTATTTTTGGAGGTTGTGCGATGAACTTTGGAATCATGACGAGCTTCCTGAACCCTTAATGGTAAAACATCCTTGGGCAGAAAGCATGATACAAGCTGTTATAAAAAATAAGTATGTGTCTATTGGAGGGGCTGCTTCATCAGGTAAGTCACATACTATGGCTGCATGGGGTATCTTGAACTGGTTAGCTGCGCCAAGAGATACGCTCGTTCTACTAACATCGACTACGTTACGTGAGGCAAGGAAAAGGATATGGGGTTCGGTTATTAGTTTACTAACAGTTTTAGAAGGTGCGCCATTTAAAATAAGAGATTCTATAGGTAACGTCGCTTACGTAAATGAGAATGGAACTCTGATAGAGAAAGCTGGTTTGAGTTTGATTGCAGCAGAACGTAGTAAGACAAGGGAAGCTGTCGGTAAGTTTATCGGTATCAAACAAAAGAATGTTATACTGATTGCAGATGAGCTTTCTGAATTGTCTACCGCTATACTGCAAGCAGGTTTATCTAACTTATCAAAAAACCCATCGTTTAGTTTAGTTGGTTTATCAAACCCTGCTTCTCGTTGGGATGCTTTTGGCGAATGGAGTGAACCAGCAAAGGGTTGGGATTCTATTGATCCTAACACCGAGGATAGTTGGAAAACAAAATGGGGTGGTCTTTACGAAAGGTATGATGGGGAACGTTCTCCTAACATACTGGCTGGCGAAACAGTGTACCCTTGGTTACCCACAAAAGAAAAAATCGATGAGGATAAAGCACTTCTTGGTCAAGAGAGTAGAGGATACTATCGAATGGTACGTGCTGTGTTCTTTGATTCTGATGAATCAGACGGAGTGTACTCTGACGCAGAATTAGTCAAATCAGGAGCTATGAGTAGTATAGAATGGGAAGGAACTCCTACACCTATTGCTGGTTGCGACCCCGCCTTTACAAACGGAGGTGACCGAACCATCTTGTATACAGGACACGTTGGTTATGATAAGTCTGGTCAGTTTGTTTGCCAACTTGAGGAAGCGATATCACTTAGTGACGATGCCACCAACAAAGCCGTCCCCCGATCTTACCAGATTGTTCAGCAGATAAAGGACGAGTGCAAGAAGAGGAAGATACTCCCAGCCAATTTAGGAATCGACTCCACAGGTGCGGGTAGTCCTTTGGCTGATATTCTTGCTGCTGAGTTTGGTGATGATATTCTTCGTGTTTCATTTGGTGGAAAAGCCTCTGACAAGCGAGTTAGTACTAATAGTAAACTGGTAGGTAATGAACTATATGTCAATCGTGTTACTGAACTTTGGTTTGTGGGTAAAGAATTTTGTAGAACTAAGCAGTTGTTTGGTATTACAAATGAATTAGCTCAAGAAGTTGTAGGTCGTAAGTACGATATGGTTAAAGGATCTACCCTTAGAATGAAGCTTGAATCCAAGCCAGAATACAAAAATAGGTTAGGAAAATCTCCTGACTTAGCTGATGCTGCCTTTATCTGTATTGATGTCGCAAGGCAACGTCATGGTCTTGTTGCTGTAGAGCCTCTTGATTTAGGAGACAAGGCACAGGGATCAAGGCGCAGGAGGTCTATGAAACAACTTACAAATGTACTTGCTAATGATCCTTTAGGTTAGATTTGAGCGGTTGCCTTTACCTGAAAAAGCTGTAAATTTATAGGATATGGCACGTACAGTAAACCCGAAAAAACCGTCTTTAGTTGCTGAATCAGGAGAATTTGAATGGTCACCTATCGAGGGCGTTTTAATAAAAGTAACCCCTGAAGGTAGAATTTTATTTAAAGACATCGCTACAGGTAAAATAACAGGCGATAAACCTGTTAAAAAGGGAGGTGTTGATATTTACAAATTAGGGGTATCCGCTAAACCACCAAGTATTACAAAATCTGTGGGAGCCAGTGCATTCCCAATGACCCCTTCAGGAAGTGAAATAGCGTCTTACAATGCATGGAAATCTAAAATTACTCCTGCTATTAATAAAGCAATCGAAAATTACAAAAATAGTCCTGAAGGTAAAAAAGCCCAAAAAAATGCGGAGGTTTTAAAGAAACAAGGGTTACAAAAATCCCCTGTCGTTGGTGAGTATATGAAAGAAGGCATTGAGGGGGTATACAAACTTAGAGATGAGGGCAATATTGATTTTTCTGGGGGTACTGATAAAAGCACAGGTCAACAAATAGCTCCAATGAGAACAGACTCTGGAGGAGTTTTTACTGAAGAAGGAAGGGGTAGAGGGGACCGTAAAGAGGGGTTTCGTTTAAAATCGCCCGAAGAAAGAAAACGTATAATAGCAGAATCAGACGCTGCTTCGGGAATACCTGAAGGTGAAACTATAAAACCGAGTGGTGTAACGTCTGCACAAGATATACCAACAAGAAAAGAATCTGATATGCAATTAAATCAAATAAGCCGTTCACCTGCGGGGACTAGTCTAGCTTTAGACCCATCAGGGAATTTAGTTAGCACAGCCCCCAAACTTGATTTTGATGACCAAGGCAACATGGTTTCTAAAATAGGTGGTGTGGAACCCCCAACACCTAATAAAATAGCTTCTAGTATTAAACAAGCTGTTGCTACTAAGAAAGGTACTTCTACAAGCACAACACCTACAAACACAACAGCTACCAGCACAACATCAAAACCCTCTGGTAAAGGTATGAGTTTAGGGTCAGGTTCTTCATTAGATTATCTTAGGTCTGAGGAAGAGGTAGCAGCACGTAATAAAGAAGTTAGGGACCGTATGGGGAAAGAACAAAAAAGTAGAAGACTCGATGCGGAGGCTAGATTCAGAGAGCGTAGAGATTTTATAGAGCAAGGCAAAAAGATAGAAGACCCCAACTTAATTAAAGATCAAGGGGGTCGAGAATTAGGTAGAGTTATAAAAGACCGAACAGGTAAAATTGTAGGTAGTTCTTTAAATAAATTAGGGAGGAAAGCTCTAGGTAATAGGCAAGGAATGGGTGTTGTAGAGGGGGGTGTTCCCGATGCATCTAAGTTTGAGGGTACTCCTACAGAAAAAACATTACAGGCACTACGTGCTATGGATACAAGAGATCAAGGTATAAAGAACATAACAGACACTCAAAAAGATGTTACTAAAATGTTTTACGGAGGGTTAGATTCTAAACAACAAGCAAGAGTAAACAGAGCTTCTCAAAGGAGCGTACCTTTAGAAACTCCAAAAGAATCTCCTTTTGAATTTCAAGGTGATAAGAACAAAGCTCCTTTAATGGGCAGCCCCTCAGTAGGTAATATACCAACAGCTCCTAACAATCTTGCAGGGCGTAATGCGTTGAACAACATGATAAAAACCGCTAGGCAAAAAAGGACAGAAGGTTATAATTTCGACCCAGAGGTAGAAAATATGCTTCAAAAAAATGAGGCTAAACGAGCTGAAGAAGAAGATAGAATGATTAGTATAGTCGAGTCAGGAGAGCCTATGGACGATAGGCAACTCAACGAAGAATACGATAAAATTTTTAAAAAAGGTAGGAAAATAAGAAAAGGACTATAAATATGGCTTTTACATCACGTTCTTTGAGGGCTGTAAGAAGACTCGGTCCTGAATCAAGTAGACTTTTAAAAGACGCTGAAGACCTAAAAGACAGGGGTTTTACATCGGCTGCTAATCAAATAGCTCTACAAGCTGCTCAGATAAAACAATCAGAGTCTCCTGTAGATACTCCTGCTTTAAGAGAGTCTCGTGAAGCTGCTCAAAGAGCTATTGCTATGGGGCAACAGATTGCGGTACAAGGTGATTTTGACCCAGCAGAGGTTGTTGCTCCTCTTAAACAAAAGTTTTTAGGTAGCCTTAGTGGATTATCATCAGCACAACAAAGTGCTATGCTTAATAGGTTCGAGCCAGAATTTAGGAAACAAAGAATATTGCATCAAGCAGAACAAAAAAGTTTTCTAGATCTAAAAGAAGCTCAAAGAAGGGCTAGACTTAATCAAGCCACGGACGCTTTAAAAGCCCCTGTAGCTGCTCGTGTCGAAACTTTGATGGGTTCCGCATTATCAAATAACGAAAAACAACAGGAACTCAATCGTGTTATTTTTCAAAATCCTGATGTGTTACGTAGTCCTGAAATGGTAGCTGTTTTTAATAACGCTAATAATAGCCTTACTAAAAAGTTAGACGCAAAATTAAAAGAGCAAAACAATACTAATACAAAGAAGTTTTCTTTAACACAACAAGCTATAGCAGCAGGTAAGCCCTCATTAATACCCGCTTTATGGGCTGTTAAAAAGGAAGAAGACCTTATACCTATTTCACAACAGATTGCTGAACAGTACGGAGCTAAAGCAGAAAAACAAAAAGCAGATGCAAACCGATCTGCTATACTAAAGAGTATAACTGCTTCCGATATGTCAGGATCAGATAAACAACTGTTGTTAGCTGCTCTATCACAACAGGATCTTGATCCTGCTCAAGCATTACAAGGAGTAGCTTTAGGGGAAGCAAGAGTGCAGTCTAGGCAAGCCATGATCCAACAAATAGATAGTTTCATAGGGTTAGCAGCTAGTTTGGCAAAAGATGATACCCTTATGGGGGATGAAAAAACCCAAGCTATAGAAGATTTAGTAACACAATTAGAGATAGTGGGTATTGTAGAAAAAGGAGAGCTTGATAAAGTTTCTCCAATGACAATACAAGCAATCTTGATTGGTAAAAAAACTGAGTTAGCTAAACAAGATACCCAAATGGGTTTTGCATCAAACTTTGACTCAATTAACTAAAGCTTTGTAAACTTTAACTACATATACATACCTGCTGTGACAGAAAAACCGTTATTTAATCCTGAAGGATTATTTCCTTCCACGCCTATGCAAAATGAGCCTTCAGAGGGTCCGTTGAAATTATCTCAATGGAGTTCAACGTCGGGGGCAGAACTATCTGATCTGGACAAAGTACTTGGATACTCAAATTATTTAAGGCAACATAGCTTAGATCAAGGTACTTTAGATAGAGAAGCGGAGATAGGTATAACTACAGCTACAGCTCAAATGTTAGGTCGAGTAGATCCTACATACAAAATGTCTATGGATGTAGGAACTACTGATACAGATGCAGCTTTGATAGGTCAAGCTTTTGGTGAAGATGCAAAAAATAACTTTATCGAATCTTTAGATAAAGGTTTTACAAGAAACGATTTTACAGAAGAATTAAACGAAGCTAAACAGCACCTTGTTGAAAATGGAACGCTAAAACTTGCTTCTTTAAAAAAGAAAAGTGCTGAAGGGAATAACTATTTTGAAGTCATTGGAGCTTCAAATATTGTTGATAAAAACAAAGCGGTCAATGATGCATTAAATGCAGGAGCATTACGTCATAGAGATATGTGGCAAGTCCCTACTGGACTTGAAGAATTTTCAGCAGGTGTCTCAAGGTTCAAAGCTATTACAGCTAATAAAATTAGAAATGAGTTCGCAGCAGCATCAAAGAGTGAGGAGAATAAAGACCTCTATGACGAAGTACGGGCAGAAGCTAAAGAACATTTTTCTTCTGAAGGTAATGATCCCTCTGCCCTGATTACTAAGTCTAGAGACTTGTTATCTAATATTAGATCAAGTGACTCAGGTATATCTAATGAAGCGTTTCGTGCTAGGTTTGATGATGATGACATCATGGGAGTGTTAGAACAACTTGCTGTCTCTGATCAATACGCATCTGGAGAAGCTAAGTTTATATCAGACCCAGAAAAATTAGGGGACAACATAAAAGTTACTAGTAATGGACACGCTATAGCACACTTAGAACTCATACTAGATAAACAAAAATTTGAAGCAGCCCTTAATCAAAAAGAGCTATCTGATAACCAAAGAGATCAACTAACAAATTACAGGGGATGGTGGTTTGATGCTCATTATGAGGGCTACAATGAAATGTTTTCTGACTCCACTGTTTCGGATGAGTGGACAGAAGCCAAGATTCAGGGTGCAACTGAATCTAAAAGTAATGGTCAGATTTTAGAAGAGTTTATTGGGGATGACTCTAATTATTCAGGATTCAAGAACAGGTTAGGTTTATTTGTAGACTCTATAAAAGATTCTTTTACAGGTTTAGTAGCAGTAGCTCCTGCCTTATTTGGTAATAAAAACGCAATAAACTATTTATCAGAACAAGAACAAGACAGAGTAAATAGGCGAGAGGTAGCAAAAGTTTTTGGGGATGAGTTTGGAATAGCTGCTGATGTAGGGAGTATGATAGCTCCTGTATTAGTTGATATAGGAGCTACTGCAATGCTAAGTGCAGGAACTCTTGGTCTGGGGGGACTAGCTTATATAGGAGGTAAGCAAGGGGTTCGAGTAACTGTAAAGGGTCTTGTTACCAGTATGACTGGTAGTATCCTGTCAAAACAATTTGGAGAAACAGCAGCCGATACCGCAGTTAGATTAAGTGCTAGGAAACTGATTGAAATATCAGGTAAAGGTGGAGCTAAAGGAACTATGGAAGCTATACAAGCTTACAATAAATTAGCTGCTACTAAATTTTTCCGCAGAGGGACACAAACACCATTTTTATTTGCTACAGCAGCGAACAGATCGGCTGGCGGTACGTATGCCACTGTCTATAATAATTTTGAAGGTACTCATGATGAAAAACATGATGCTGCATTAGGAGCTGCTTTAAGAGCTGGCACAGCTACTGGTTTAATAACATCCGCTTTTAGTTTTGTTGGAGCTGGTGGTCTTGAAGACGCTTTACTACGTGGTATGACATATAGCCAAAAAGTTTTTATGCTTAACAGAATCGGGGGTAGTCCAATCACCCAACTGAATGTTAAGAAATCTAATGAACTTATCAAGGCTCACATACAAGGGAGGCTAGATAAGCTTAGTAAAACTAATTTTGGTGATATCTACCAAAGGTTTTTAAGGGCTGGTACAGAAGAATTTGTGGAGGAGGCTTTAGATGAATTTATAAATCAATTTATTGTAGATGCTTCTCTAGATAGAGAGACACCACTCATCGATAAAATATCAGGAGCCATGTACGCAGGACTTCTTGGAGGTATCATAGGTCAGGGTGCTGCTGGAGCTAGGTCAATAATCAATAAGAATAATAGAGAAGCTGCTAGTATTTTTATGGCTCAAGAAGAAGATGCTTTGATTAATGCTTTGAGAGAAAGTGGATCTCCTTTGACAGCTAATGTCCTTAGTAACGTAAGCAGTTCTCAGTTAACTCAAGGAGAGCTATCTGAGTTAGCAGTAGAAAGACAAACAAGGCAACTGCTAAGAATGCCCGCAGGAGCCGAACTACCAACAACTGGACCTGCAATAGAAATTGCTGAGAAAGCTAGTTTAGACGAACAAGGTTCAATAAATAAAACTAGTGCTGAGTTAAAAGAAGAACGCTTAAATAATTTAATAAACCCTGATCCAGAAGTCCAACAAGAAGCACAAGATCTAGTTAAACAAGCTAACAACAGTGAGGTCCAAATAGATTTAGAAGAAGAATTAAAGTCGGAAGATTTCCAAAACTTTAGGGAAGAACAAGCAGCTAAAGGAACCAAAGAAGAAAACATAGAAGAGGATAATGTACTTGATCCAAATGTAGAACTACAGCAGGAAGCAAATAGACAAATAGAAGAAAACATAGAGGCTTCATCTAAAATAGATCCTGAAGTAGCTTTATCGGAGGAAGAACAAGCTAAGATACAGAAAAAGTTTCAAGATAACTTATCCAATATGTTAAATATTGTAGATAGGTTTGGGGCTAAAATTGAATTTGATGATAACGCAAAAACGTCATTTGCATTTAATCCTAGCTCTCAATCAATAATTATTAACAAAGGACAGGTCGCTGGGCTAATAGCTAACCTTAACGCTCGTAATGGTAAAGCACTTACCAAAGCAATTCTGACAGAGGAACTTATACATAAAGGGTCATATAACATTCTGACAAAAAGTGAACGTAAGGCTGTGTTTGATACCCTTAGTAAGAGTGAACAAAATAAACTTGTTGATAATTATTACAGAACTCCAGAAGACAGAGCAGCAGCTAAACAAAGACTTGCTGAAAACAACACTCGTGAAAGAGAGACAGTTGTAGAGGAACTAATGCGTATGGAAGCTCAGAAAGCAATGTCTGGGTTTACCAGTGAAGAAAACTATGAGTTCTTTAGCCAGAACCCAAGTGCTTTACGTGTCTTCCTTAGATACCTACAGAATCTAGTAAGCAGACTTAGAAGATACTTTGAAGCGGAGCCTGATAACCCATACTTAGCAGCCACTACAAACAGAGTGATCAGAGCGTACAACGCAATGAAGAATGGTTTTGAGGTTACTTCATTACCAGCGTTTTCTCCAGACAATCCTGCAAACACATTTGAACTTTTAGCAAGTCAGATTAGAACTGAGGGTGAAAAACCATTCAGTGATGTTGAAGGTATAAATGAGGTTGCAGGACAACGTCTTGTAGATGCAGCTACAAATGCTGAATACTTAGAACTAGCCAAAGATCCAAAGAAGAACAAACAAGCTCTTCAAGATATGGTGGACAAAGCTGCCATAGCTGCGGGGTACAATTCAAACGAAGTGTACCACGGAACTCCTAATGAGTTCACAGCTTTTGATTATGATAAGATAAATTCTGGGACGGGGTTTGCTTTTGGATTAGGTTTTTATTTTGGCGGTAATAGAAATATGGCTTCGGGATACGCACTTGCAAACGGGAATATTATTCCTGCGTATTTGAAAATTGAAAATGGAATCCCTCATGATACTCCTGCACTTTCTAGTGCGGAACTAGTACCCATACTTCAAGAAATAGCCGAAGCCGAGCTTCAAGAACTAAGAGTAGATAATCCTGAAGCAAATGAATTCGAAACTACTTTAGGCGATTATGGAGGAATTGAGGCTGCTGCTGATCTGATAGCTGATGGTAACGACACAATAGCAGAACAAACGGGGGAACTTTTTAATGCGGGTGTATCAGCTAAAAATGTACTAGAAGCCTTTAAAAAAATTACTGGTATTGATGCCTTCTATTCAAATGCTAGGGGGGAAAAGGCGATTATAGTAGTCCTGACACCTGAGCAAATAAAGTTATCCGATCCTGTAACTTACGATGCAGAAGGTAATATTATACCATTAGCTGAAAGGTTTGATGAAACCACCGACGAGCTTGTAAGATCGTCCATTGTTTCGGGTGTAGAGTACAGGGTTCATGATGCACAAAGCCTGATCGATGAAACATTTGCAAACAACGCAATAGGCATAGATAGAGATCCGATTGATTCTGGTTTACGAGGAAGCAGAGTACATGAAATTGCCAAATTATTTGATTCTTTAATTAAAGATGAAGAAAGAATTATTTGGAATGAATCTAAAGAAGGCACTGATAAGTATGCTGAGAATGTAAGTAGGGCAGGTGACCGAGTTGCTAATCTATTACATAGAAGTATGGATGAGTATCCTCAATTCGCTACGTGGTACGAAGAGCGGATTGATATGGCAATGGATATTTTTGAAGAGTTAGATCCTGACATAAGTAAACCAGAAAATTCGTTTGTACTAAAAATACTATTAGCCGTTACTTCAAATGGAGCAAAAGTATTAACACAAACAAAAGATAGTTGGAATATTTACAAAGAATGGAAGAAAACAGGTAAACTAAATAACGCAGTTAGATCTTCAGGAGATAGGGGGGATCAAGTAGCTAAACACTTAGCTGATACTGATAATTTTATTGAGAGAGTTGGTTGGGAAAAGTTAAAAGCTTTCTTTGATCGTTCTGGAACAGTAGCCGAAGTAAGAGACGCTTTGGTATCAGATCTAGGAGTGGATTCTGAAGTAGCTAAAGACATATTAAAGAGTAAAGGGGAACTAATTGATGAGGTAGTTCCTTTTAGTATATTCTACGGACCGAAGTTAGGTTCTTTTTACCATAATTTAAATGGTAAGTTTGATTCTATAACTATGGACAGATGGTTTTTGAGAACCTTTGGAAAGTTAACAGGTACTCAACTTAAAAAAATAAGTAGGAAAGTAATGGCAGAAAAGAGAGATAGGTTCGCAAGAGCCTTCCGTGCCTATGTAGCTTCTGACCCCAAAGGTGGTTTGTTATCTGCTGCGGGATTATCAACAAGATTAAAAGATCCGAAGGGAGAGACTCGTGATAATGTGGTAGCTGCTTTAGTAAAATATTTTGCCAAGAAACCAAACCGATCTTTTTATTACGACAAAAAAACAGGGGATAGAATACCAACAGATGAAAAACTTATACCTAAGAAAGCTCCGAAGTTAGCTGACTTACGCTTGGCTGCAAACGGGTTAAAACTTTATTTGGATGGAGTGACTGTAAAAGATGATCCAGAAGGAGGAGGTCACAGAAGATTTACTAGACAAGCAATGCTTGATGGTATTAATAAATTAGAACAAAGAACAGGAACAAAGTTAGTGCCAGCAGAGGCACAAGCACTATTATGGTATTATGAAAAAGAAACGCACAGATTATTCGGGTCAGCCCAAGAAAGAGATCCCGACTACGGATCAGCAGCCAATGAAGTCTTCCGAAACGAACGTGGGGAAGATGCCATCAATTTCAGACCTTCTATCGGAAACAGAAGACGTTCCGAGCAACGAACCGATGATATCGGATCTGATGCACGGGTCGATAGAACAGGAGAAGATGTACTGGAAAGCGATGATGAGGTTATAGCTTCACAATTAAGTCCTGATACAGCGAGTAAAAAAGCGTTAGCTAGGTTTGGTGACCTGACAGGTATGCTTGAAGTACCTCAGTACTACACAGGAAAATACAGAGGTAAATTTACTGGACTTAAAAAATGGTTGAATGGAGTAGCAGGTGAAGCTGATCCAAGGCTTAGAGAATTATACGAGAACGAAGTAAACTTACGTAATGCTGTAGGAGAGCAGGTAGATTTGTGGAGAAATAAACTTCAAGAGTTAGTTCTTAAAGCATACCCCAAAGGCAACCCTCCTATAGATTTGTTTAGAAAAATCACAGGTGACCCAGAAGGTATGTCCCTGTCTCGGAACACAGTTGGCTACATAAACAACTTAGTAGGTAAAGCTAAACGGAAAGTTGGTCTTGAGAAGAAGAAAGCACAAGCAGATTTAGATTCTAACGACCCCTTGTTCCAAGAAGCAGAGCAGAAATATGTAAATGATTTAGCGGTTATAGATAACTACAAGACGCAGCTTTACAACAAAGCGTATGCAGCACAGAAAAAAGTGATGCAGAGAGAAAAGAACGAAGCCATCGAAGCACTTGGTGGTTTTGATAGTGATGGTGTACCCAAGGGGGAGTTAGCACAACATCTTTTCGGTCTTAGGGCGCAGATTGATGAGTTTTCAAAAGCAATAAGAAACCTTTATCCTAATGACCCAGACGCTCACAGAGATCTAAGAGCTACTATAGATAGAAACCTAGAAGTATACTTAACTAGGTCTTATCGTTTGTTTACGGAAGCTGGTTTCATACGTAAGGTTATGTATGAACCTAACTATAAAAGTACAAGAGACAATGCAGTTAAGTTTTTTGAAGCTCAATACATAAAGGAGAGAGGGCGTTCACTCTTCAAAAAAGAAGACGTAGCAACACTTCAACAAGCAGAAGAACAAGCACTTCAAGAACTTCGTGACTCTCCAACCAACCCAGATAGTGGTTTAACGGAGATAACACATGGTTTAATGATAGAGTTTTTAAATATGTATTCACCTAAATCTAATGGGTGGTTACAAGTAAAACCTCAAATGACGTTCAGAGGTGGTAAATCTTTTGGTACTGTGTTGGCAGATAAACTAAAAGACAGGAAGAACATACCTAAAGAACTCAAAGCTCTCATGGGAGAAGAAGTAGATGCTACTGGTTATGATGCTGCCTTACGTACATATATGCACGTTGGTATCATGGCATCCCACCAAGCATTTTTAAGGAACTTAGTGCAAGTAGGTAGGGAAGGAAAAGAAGGAGAGAAATGGTTACTAACCGCATCTGAAGTACAAAAAGAACCTAACGCAAAGGACTATGAAATGATAGACTTGAGGTCTGATAAAGCGTTCAACCCTTTTATAATCGATGGTCAAACTTTATACGCTCACAAAGACTTGATTGAGTCTGTCAGAGCAATGGGAGCTAGTACTGATTACGTACTCAACGAAACTGATAAAGCAGCATCTTACATAAACAGAACTATTGGTGTTATGACAGGATCGGCAATGGCAGCGAAGACTCTTGGTTCTGTAGGGTTCTACATGAGGAACGCATTGGGTAACGTACTTTACTTTGGTTTGTCTCAAGGAAATCTACCCACACTTAGTATGGGTAAAACTTTCGTGAAAGAGATAGGACGGAAGAAGCTTTTCTTTTTACGAGGTAAGCTAAACAGAGAAGCTGTCCAAGCTTACTACTCAGAACTAAAAGCCCTTGGTGTAATCGGAGATGAGCTTAGACCTAAAATGCTAGAGGAATTATTCTCTGGTGAGAAGACACCTGCTCAAATGATGGAAGAGGCTACTGGTATTGTGGAAGAGATTGGTAAGTTAGATTCAATTAAAAATAAAACCAAATCAGTGAGAAAGACTATCGATGGTTTGTACTCTAACTTGAAAGATCTATCAGCAGCGATGGATACTTTTTACAAAATTGACTATTTTGAAAGAGAATTAAAAACAATCAAGAAAGCGGTAGCAGCAGCAAAAAGTAATGACACAGAGTACTATCAACTAAGTGAGTACCAAATGCAGAGAAAAGCTGCTCGCATAGTTAAGAGAACAGCTCAATCTTTTAGTCAAGCAATGCCTTTTATAAAAGGATTCGCTAAATCTTCTGTTGGTCAGATGTTTGCTCCGTTCGTCAGGTTTAAAGGGGAAGTAGCTCGTATCACAGTCAACACGACTGTACAGGCTTTCCAAGAACTAGCACACCCAAACAGTGTTATAAAGCTGAGAGGTGCTAGGAGACTAGCAGGTCAGACGGCTGTCATGGGCGGTATATCTGCAATGGTTCCTGTCTTGTTGAGACTTGCTCAGAACATAACAGATGAAGAGGACGAAGCTTTAAGAGCCACCACAGTGTCCTACTTGAAGAACCATACGTTTTTCATAGCAAAAGGGTTTATACCTAAAGTGCAGGATGAAAACAAATTGTACACATGGGACTTTACATACCTCAATCCATTCTCACTCGTAGTAGATCCGTTCATAAGATCATTTGAAAAAATAGCTCAAGGAAAAGATACAGGAGAGGTTATGAAAGTCTTCGCTGAGTCCTTGATATTTGACCAATACCTTGATGAACAAATCTTTGCAGGGGCTTTACTAGCACTCAGAAAGAACAAAGACCCAGAAACTGGACGAGCCATTTGGGGAACTCAAGAAGATTCCTTTGATCAGTTTTACAAAATGGGAATGTTCCTATGGGAAGAGGCTTTTCAACCTAAAGTAATACAAACAGGTAGGGAAGTTGCAAAAGGGCTGACAGTGGATAAAGAAAAAGCTTTAGAGCAAGCACTGCTACGAATAGCTGAAGAGTTCCTACCACTCAAACCTTACGAATTAGACTTGAGAACCAACCTCTCTAGATACATGAACAGTATAAGGATGGAAACTCAAATAGCTTCTAGAGGTAAGAACAAAGCTTTCTTCGCAGATAAGATGTCTAAACAAGATGTGTTTGATATCGTAGATACAGAACTCGAATACAAAAAGAACATTGATAGACAAGCATACAAAGTATTTAATGGCATTATGGAACTGTCTAAGAAAACGGACACACCAATAACTGAGGATGAACTTAGGAAACTAGCATTGGCTAACCAGATAGGTAAGAGACGCTTTAGTCTCATCATGCGTGGTATGACAGAGACTCCAAGGAAAGCAAACATAGACTTCCAGAAGAGACTACGTGCTAAAATGCAGGAAGACCCTAAGTTTGTAGAAAGAGCTGACCAGTTTAACGAGGCTTACAAATCTTATCCGAGGTACTTGTTCCACTAAGCCATTGCAAAGCTTCTGAAAGGAATAGTAGCTGAGACAGCCCCGTGCTTATGGGCGAGATACTTAAAAGTATCTATGCTCTTTTGTTTGTCTTTGTTTCTATACAGAAGGACTCTTGAATCTTTGATGCTTCCAACAATCTCGTATGAGTTTTGTTTTTCCAACATCGCAATCCAATCATATCTACTATCTGCATCCGTTTGTATGTAGCGTTTAACACTCATGGAAATATTGCTTCGGCAGAATTGCCTTGGCAGCTCCCAGAGGCATAAAGATCTCAGCCCCAACTTTGGGGTTAGCTCCATTTTCATCCCTAAAAATAGGATAAACTTTAAATGTCTCTGGCATTACTCTGTGGTTCTTTGTTTGCATGGTCATAAGGAGTTCAAACTCTTCAAAGTATATTCTCAAAATGTTCATGGTCTTTAACAATATTTCTAAAATGATTTAAAAGCAAGCCAGAAAATACCCTGACCCCTGTAGTCTGAACTAGGTGTTCATCAAAGATGCATTGAACAACTATGCAAAAATAGCACCTCATCTAGAGTTCTCCTCTAGCTTTATTCCTAGTCCAGAGTACAGGAGTCAGGGTTCATGGTTTATTCGTCGAGGTTTGCAGCGATTAAATCTTCTAAAGATGGTGGAGCAGTGTCGCTTTTTACTTTTGGTACAATATGACCTATTAAGACACGCTCTTCTGGTAGAGTATTTCTTTTATTTAACCTATAGTTTTCGTAAGCCTTATTTTTCTTTATATGTTCTGCTCTAATTTTGTTAGCCTCATTATTAATATCAGAAAACTTTGGGGCAAAACTATCTAATATATCACTGATTTTATTTTTAAGTGGTGAAGGCTTCATTACAATAGTTTTAGAATTTATTAGTTCACGTATATGACGCTCCAAAATAATTACACGAGGTGCTATTATAACATTACCTTTTTCATCAGTTATATTTTGATCTATTCCTTTATTTAAAAGGAGTTCACAAAGTTTTTCTGCCATAAATATTTTTATATTTTCAATTTTATGTTGGTTAATATTATCTAATTCTTCTTTAGAAGGAACCTCATTACCTTCAAAGTGTTTAACTATATTTATGTATTGCTGTGAAGTTAGATCTACAGCACTACCTAAAGAAGAATGTTTATACTTACTACCTAAAATCATTTTGTAAATGTATTGCTCGTCTGATGGGTCACCATAAAACCTCCCGATCAAATCTCCTTTTTCTGGAACTTCTTCCGTTTTTTGTCGGAGACTATATGTCCTATTTTTATACATACATAAATCATATATAACTGTAGGTAGTTCAACAGGATCAGCATTTGAAAAAGCTAAGAAAGGTAATCTTGCAGTTAAAGGTTCTTTTGGTTTTTCAGATGAGTACATATGCGAACCAGAAGGATTAAATATTTCTACTAAAACAGAAGGTCCATTGAACTCACCAAAAGTATCACCCCTAAGATAATCATCAACAATTTTTACGTAGCTCAAACTCTTTATGAAGTTATCGAAAAATAGTTTACGATAAGATAAACCATGTTTTTTTGCGATTTCAGCTATGCGACATATACTACTAGCTATTGATTCTTTACCTAGCCAACGTGCTTTTGGTTTGAGTATATTTGTAGTCTTAATTTCTCGCACCACACTCGATGCGTTTATTGACTGATTACGATTTGCCGTCGACTTATTATTATAAAAGTGATAGTGTGAGACCCCCACTCTAGAGTCAACATCAATATCAATTTTTAAATCTCTTAACTTCTGTGTTATTTGTTCTATAGTTTTTATATGTACTTCTTTTGTGAGAAGTAAATGGCTGTCTGTTTTAAATAATGCAGATATGTAATCTATATTTAAATCATTTACGTTGAAAATTTCTCCGTTTTTAGGTAGAGCTACTTTTCTAAATACACCTCTTCTGTTTTCGTCTTTTACACACCAATTAAGATTATATGTACGTCTCCTCTGATAAACTAAATCTTCTAGTACAGCTATGTTATTTTTAGCTTTATTGAATATCTTTTGTTTTTCTTTTGAGATTAAATTATCTAGTCGTTCAGTTTCTTTTTCTATATTCTTATATAGATCTACAAAACTTTTTTTAGAATCTACTCTCTTCCTATCTCCTTTGACACGTATAAAAAGCTTTCGATAAGTTTCATCATCCTCATCAAACATTTTACGTATTCTTTTCTCATATTCCGACTTCTCTTTTCGATAGCCTAAATCAGTTTCCATCAAGGGTATTACTCCTTTAGGTTCTCCTTCAGGAAATTTGATCCTTTCAAAGTCCCCTTTTCCTTCCAGAATTTCACTTATGTTGTTCATATTTTTATATTTTTATATTAATCTTTATCTATCTCAGAAGAGACAGCGAAGAACTTTAGTACAAGGTAGATCAACGCAAACCAGATAACTATTCCTGTTAGTATTGTCATGATGTGACTTTGTTTAAAAGGTTTACTACAGATTCTTGTGTACTTAAATAGTGATGGGCTTCAAACTTAGCTTCACTATCAGGCACACACCCATATTCCTCAAAGAACTTTTGGCGTAAAGCTTTAAGAAGTTCTGGAGCCTCTACCCCAAAACTTTCTGTGGTTGAATGGAACTTACGTTCTCGTTTCTTTAGTTTATTATAATTCATATTAAACTTTTTTGCGTGACGAGTTGCGTCTGCTTTGTTTTTAAACCACTTGGTTTGTGTACCTGCTGTTGGGTATTCACACCCATCTAGTTCTATAGTTGTTATTTTATATATCGTGTTCATAAACTTATATCTACTTCGGGTTCTATTGTTTCTGTGTGTTCTAATGCTTCCTTAAAACACCCTGACTCTCTAGCTTCCTTGATCCTTTTGAATAGGTAAGCTACCAATACTTCATCGTCAATGAGCCAAGGATCAAGGTGCAGGGAATCAACGGAGAACGAGATATTAAAGTCGTGTGTAAACAGTTTTGGTTTGCTACTAATAACATCCCTCAACCATTCATGGTAGGGTTCATTTGATATGTGATTGCTCGGCATCGTTTAGTTCCTCCATTCTTTCTGATAGTGAATTGATTCTTTTTTTGTATTCTATGATACGTTCGTTGTGTATACGTATCTCATCTGCCTGTTCGTGCAACTTTTGTAGCAGTCGCAGACAGATGAGAACGATACCAACATACACTCCTATGATTAAAATTGCGTATATCATTCTGGTCTAATTGCTATTTCTATCGAGCCGTCTGTATGCCACAGGATATCGGCTAGTTGTTTCTTCTTTACGACAGACTGGTACTTGATCCATGCGTCGTTAAACTTTGGATAGCTGTACTTCGCCCACATCTTGAGATCACTCGGATGAATGTAATCTATATCAGATGGTTTGTAATCACCGATTGAATCCCAATCCCTTTGAGTCATCTGAGTTTCTCTTTCATCTGCCTCCAGTAAATCTGCAAGGGCGGTTTCACTGGCTAAGTTTTTATGGCGTTTCTTTCGGAGCGTCACCCTTGGTGGGTTCGGCTCCAATGAAACAATATAAGATTCACCATTTAATTCTACAGCTCTGTGTATTGCTTTGTTTAAATCTGTAGCCATTATGATACCTCCTTAATATAATCTTCCCATTGGGATGCTTCTTCTACTTTATAAATCAAATCATCTATAACATCTCCGATAGTAAAACCAGATCCGTTATTATCCTTTGGTTCATCCATCAACTTGCGTAGCTCTAAGAACTCCTTGATGTCATTTAAATCACATAGGGTTTCTGATACGTTCATTCTGATACCTCCTCCTCTGTTATAATTTCACACTCAGCAGATAACAAAGTATCTGCTCCACCCTCCCACAAGAATACATTGCTGATAGAACCCTCATAATAAATAGCAATGTGATCATCACTGTTTGGTATCTTAACTTCTAAGAGTTTCATTCTGATACCTCCTCTAACTTGAGTTTGTACTCCTCCACTTCTAGCTCCTTGAGGATAGTCATCGATTGACAAGACCAGATAGCATCATCAACTTCTTCAATTAGATCTGCCTTAGTTTTGTTAGCAGACATCGGGTGTACACATCCATAGAATGTGAACTTATATACTTTAGGTTTTTTCATTTTGATACCTCCACATCTTCTTTAGTTCTAAACCACCAATCGTCTAAACTGAAGCCCTCATCAGAACTCCTATCGTTTAGGAAATTAAGGAACTGATCAATTACCTCTGACTTAGTACCACTTGCAATGGTTAACCATAACCAGTCTTTATTAGGATCACTACAATCTCTATCTATATGGGATACTTTCCCTACTTGAATTTGCATAGTTATTATTTTATTTTGAGTTAATACCCCCTCAGATAGAAGCCGTATAAGAAACTATCTGAGGGGGCTGTGTTTCATTACTGTTTGAGTAACGGAAACCTATCTTAACCCCAAGTGAATATTGAGTCAAGATATTTTCTTCTTTATTTATTGACTTGTCGCAACTGCTTCAAGATTAAGGGGTAATGAATAAGGGATCAGGGTGCAGGGTGTCTCCCATAGCTCAGTGTCTCCCATGTCTCCCATGTCTCCCATGTCTCCCATGTCTCCCATGTCTCCCATGTCCGATGGCTCCGCAGGAGGGGGAAGCTCACCCTAACATTTTACCAAGCCCTAACACTTTACTAACCTAACACTTTACTAACCTAACACTTTACTAAACTAACACTTTACTAACCTAACATTTTACTAAACTAACATTTTACTAACCTAACATTTTACTAACTAACAAAGCAATAAACACTAACAAAAATAAAAACCTAACGATTTTCAAATGCACTAGCATTGCAACAAACCCTAGCATTGTCATAAAAAACAAAGAACTTGAATTATTTGTTAATATATGTTAAATTTGACGCTCACAGAGAACCTCTCACAAAGGGGGGTTCAACCAGAAAAAACATATAGAAAAATAACTATGATAGATAAGACAGCCAGAGCAGCTAATGCTCCAATTGATAAAGTGTTAGAAAAAATACGTAGAAGCGACTATGTCGCACCAAGGAATCAACTAAGATTCCATCATAACAGAAATGAAGATGGCAGATCGTTAGGCTATAGCATTAGCCTAAGTGATAAGGGAACGGAGGTTCACCGCTTCAATACTAACCAACACTTTAACCATCAGACCGCCAGTTACCTCGGCAGTGGGTTAAAGGAATACAGCCGACACCTTCACGAAACTAACCAGCGTGAACTCTTAGTTCATAACTTTAATAAACAGTTAGAGCGTCAAGAGGGTAGGGCGTTGATTAGAACAATAGGTGAGGATAGAAAAGCTAGAGCATTCCTTAGTTCTAAATACAAAGTAGTGGACGATGCGGAAGTATTCGCACCAGTGGTTGAAATGATAGCCAAGGACTCTAACAAATACAGAACACTTGGTGGTCAAAGAACCGACACTAGAACTTATTTAAAGTTCATATCTAGAGAACCCATATTCCAACTTGGTGAGAGAACTTGTTATGCAGGTTTCCAAGGTGGCAACTCTGAAGTCGGCAAGGGTAGTGCATCCATTAAAGCTTTCATCTTTGATAGCTTCTGTGAGAACGGATGCACGTTTGGAAACTTGGAAATGTTTAACGTAAAGTTCAGACATGTTGGTGCAGATATCTCGACACCCTTTGGAGAGGTATTTGATGAACTGCAATTGCAGCAGTCGCAGCAAATTGTACACGCACTAAAACAAGCTGTGGCTAAAGTGTTAGATCCTAGCACACACAGCGAAATTGCTGACTTGTTAGTACGTGGTGCAAATCGTCGCATAACTGGTGATATGGGGGCAGTGCTTAAAGGTGTTGGAGCTAAGTTCAAACTTACCAAAGCAGAGCAGGAAGATATCCTCCTAACAGCCGACGAAAAGGAACCGCATGCTTACGGAGTACAAGCTGCCATTACCAAGTTAGCTCAGGAAGCCAGTAGCTATGACCGCAGAGCAGAGTTAGAAGAAATTGGTGGCAAGGTTTTAACCATGTCAGATAACCAGTGGAATTCTATAGCAGCACTAACTAAGTAACAAAATGGAACCAGTTATTTATTACATTTTAACTTGGTTTGTATTTGTAATCATTACCGCAATTCTAACATTAAGATAAAAACTAGGAGGGGGGTGACACCCCCTCCGCAACTCAAAACAAAAATGATAAACTTTCCTTTCACAATCTGGACTATGCCAGATTACAAACTACAGATTCATTACCGCATTTACAAATTTGAATCTAGCATTGCCAGATCCGTTAGATCTAATGATATAACTTATGATATTGGTGAAACATATTTAAGCTATCGCTCCAGAGTTAGATTACTTCTGAAAAAATATAACAAAGGCAACTGTGTTGAAATTGGTTCCGCTCTAGCAGAGTTAAAACAAGAATTGTCTGTCATGAAAGACTCTTACAAAAAACTAGCTTCTGTTAATGTTAGGCACAGGCAGCAATTTAAACAGTGCCTTTTAGATATGCACTGCATTACAAATTTTCAGACTCTTAAATCTGCAATGGTAATAACACAATTCCGTACAAAAAACTTTAATCATTCCTATGCTTAACTAATAAACTTAATAACAAAACCCTAACATCAAAATAAAATAACTATGAAAAACAAAATCAATAAGCTCCTAACGAAGCTTCAAAACAAGGTTGCTGATATTGTGATCAAACGATTGCAAGATGGCGATACAATCACAGCTTCTGTATTAGCGGAAGCCCTAACAAACAATCAAAAATTCCGCTATGACATTATTGAATCCGTAGCAGGTGATGTTTTAGACAATGATAGGATCGTTAGTGACCTTGCACAACATATCGAACCTTACGCCGTTGCTAACGAGATTGATTTGTGTGATCTGGCTAACGTCATTAATACTGATGATATCGCTTATGAAGTAGCACACAATTTCTCAGCTTCTGAGATTGCCGAGAACTTTAGCCCTGATGAAATCGCTCAAGAATTAGATGCCTCTGAAATCGCTGACCAAATCCAAGAACGGATACCGACACCAGATATTGAAACTATTAGAGCCGAACTTAATCACTTAGAAGAATCCCTAACGGAGTTCAAAACTCTAACGAATGAACAATTCGATATTGCTAATGAAATGACTAACAAAACACTAAGAACTTTGTCTGAAAGTTTGTTAGAAGCGAGTCAGCAGTACTAAATCATCAAAAATGGTCGATCCTCAAAAATCGCTTAGAATGGCTAATGAGACAGCTTGCAGGGTTCAAGTTGCATTGATCCCCTGCAAGCTGTTCTCAGCCATCCTGAAGGCTGACAACGTGGGTTCTGGGTCTCTGATCTGCGTGGTTTACCCGCTCATTTTCTCAATCTCCGATTGAGCTGAAATTTTCCCATTTGCAAGGAAGCATGACGTAGCAAATGGGCATCCATACCATTCCGAAGGCTGAATGATTCATGCAACATGTTGAGCGATAGCGAACTAGAATCTTACCTAGCATCCGAGCTTTGCTCGCTAGATTCCTGCTACACGCCACGGGGGGTATGCGACTTTTGTTCGTCTCTCGTAGTATGTATATGGGGGCTTTGAGAAAAAATTTGACTTATTTTTGCCCGCTCATATTAATACAGATGGCCGATCTTAAAAAGCAAGAATATTACAAAAATAACAAGAAAAAAAGACTAGAATACCAGCGTAAGTACTACGAAGCAAACAAAGAGCGTATAGCTCAAAAAAGAGAGCGAGAGCGGTTGGATGACCCTCAATGGAAAGAAAAACAACGGGCGTATAATCGGGTGTACTACATGCAAAACAAAGAGAAAATCATGGATCAAAGGAAAGCTAAGAAAAAAGAGCCAAAAAACCGCTCGTAATTTTGAGCGTATGAGCCTGTTCTGAGCGGAAGAAAAAACTTGACTACCATAAAATAAACCATGTCTATATATCCTCAGAAACTTTTTGAAACAAATATGAAAAGGTGTACACAGTTTATAGGATTTGCATACAATGTACATACAAATCCTATAAACTGTGTACACCTTTTTTAGAAAGTAATATATCTATATATTATATATAATGTATTGATTCAATTTCTTTTCTATGCTATATGGGTGATATGGAAAACCTATTAGAAAATATAGAACGTCGCCCCATTCCCAAATCGAAATACGAAATAGACCAAAACGGCTTCATTTATCGTAAGGGTAATAGACTTAGATCCCACTATAAAAATGGGAGGTGGTATTGTAACTTGCTGTTATCAGGAAAACAGCTAATGGTAGACACTGAAAAACTAGCCGACTTAATTTTCAGTGACGAAGACCCTCCAGAGCTTACTCGGTCGATGATTGAGGATCAGCTCAAGGCTCGCCCTGTTCCAGAGTACCCCCGTTATTCTGTTACTGAGTATGGGGCTATATATTGCATGCAGCCTCCAAAAAGAGGTCCAAACGCAGGTAAGCTGTATCTTGTATCCGAAAGAACGCTTCACGGAAAAGATTATGTTCTGTTATATGATTACGAAGGATGCCGACGTTCTATACAAGTTCAGACAATAGTGGACTCTGTATGGTGATCCCTGATTCATGATTCCTGACTCAAGGTACAGGGATCAGATTCACCCTTGTAGAAAGCTAAATTGGCCTTAAATTTATTGACTAATGTATACTGATCCAGATGCCATGCATGAGCTTGACGGTTTAGCTGCTTTTGACAAAGAAGGCAAGCCGATGAAAAGCCGTATTAAAGATGTAAAAAGTGCCTTAAAAATATTTCAAGGACTTCGCAAAGCTGATGAGCAATCGTCTGTAAACAGAGCCAGAGTAGATGCGATGTTTGATGGAGCTAATCCCTACAATCAAGCGCAACTGAATGCGAGCGGTCAGGGTCTTAAAACTAATTTGAATTTCGGAGAGGCTCAACGTCTTTTGGATATATCGCTATCTGCCTACGTAGACCTTTACTCTTCACTAGAAAAACTAGTGGAGGTAAAGGGTACGCAGGGAGAGCCTAGCGAGATTACTCAACAGGAGGATATTGTTTCTGAGGAGATAACTCATTTGTTGCGTAGTTGGCCTGATTTTCATTCTCACTACCTTCGTCTTTGTACGACGTTCATTAAACATGGTACAGGGATCACTTACTTTGATACCCCTGATGATTGGAAGTTTAGAGTAGGTAGTTTTGCAGATTTTTTGATTCCGAGGCAAACGCCCGCATCTGAGTCGGCTATTGATGTAGCGATTGGACGTAGGCAGTATCACATACATGAGTTATTTAATTTCATAAAAAATCCAGAAGCAGCTAGTAAAGTGGGTTGGAATGTTGAAGAGGTAAGGAAAGTTCTTTTGAAACATGTTACTACAAGCGGGCGTAGGAATCACAAAAACATTTATGATGATTGGGAGTCTTTACAATCTGAGTTAAAAAACAACGACATACATGAGGGGTATCAAAACCCTACGGTATCTGTGTTACATTTTTGGGTACGTGAATTAGATGGTAGTATTTCTCATTACATATCTACTGAAAAAGATTGTGAATATTTTTTATATAAAAAGCTTTCCCGCTACGAAAAGCCAGAGCATGCGTATGTTATGTTTACGTATGGTGTAGGCTCGAATGGAACATATCATTCGGTGCGGGGGTTGGGGCATCGTATCTTTAACCACATTCAGACAAGCAACCGATTGCGTTGCCAGATGATTGACGGTGCGATGTTAGGATCGGCAGTTATGATTCAACCCGAAAACCAGAGGGCGTTAGATGAATTAGGGTTTACGTATTATGGAGCATATGCCGTCCTATCCCCCAACGTTAATATTATTGAGAAGGCAGCACCTAACTTGAGTACTGGTGTGCAGCCAGCACTGAACGACATATCAAATCAGTTAGCTTTGAATACTGATACTATAAGTACATATGGGCCTAATCAGAGTTCACCGTACAAGAATCAGATGCAAGTGGTTGCTGACATGGATGTGCAGACTAGGTTGTCTGGTGCATCCTTAAACCTGTTTTATGCATCATGGAACAGGTTACTTAAAGAGATTGTTAGGAGGATAGTAAACGGCAAGAAAGACAAGGAGCTTAACGAGTTTTATAGTAGGTGTGCAGACCGAGGGGTACAGGAATCATTTATCAAGACACTGGATTTGGCTAGAACAAAAGCCGTCCGATCTATTGGCAATGGCTCGTATGCGAATAGATTGGTTGCCCTTCGGGAGTTACAAGCTATATCAGGTTCGTTTGATGAGGTTGGTCGAAAGAACCTTACTCGTGATATAGTTTCTACTCGTGTCGGGCATGATTTAGCTGACAGGTATGCTCCTGTGGTAGAGGGTGCTCGCCCAACTGTTGATGGTAAGATAGCTTATCTTGAGAACCAACAGTTATCAGAAGGCATTTCTGTTCCTGTGGTTTCGACTGAATTACACGCAGCTCATTTAGCAGAGCATATTCCAGCTTTGACAGGGTTAATTGAGCGTTTGAATACAGGTCAGGCAGATCCGTTGCAGGTTTTACCTGCCTTACAAGCATTTTATGAACACATTGCAATGACTGCGGAGCAGTTAGCAGGTGATCCTATGCAAGAGGGTTTGGTTGGTCAGGCTAAACAAGCCCTTCAATTTGCAGAGGAGATGATAAATAACACCTCAAAACAAGTACAAAAGATGCAGCGTGAGGCTGCTGAAGCGGGTGGTACACCTGAAGGCGGTGAAGATCCTGCAATGACTGCTAAAATGCAAGAGCATCAGATGAAATTGCAGATGGCACAACAAAAAGCTGAACTTGACATGCAGTTAAAACAAGCCAAGTTTGAGCAAGAGCAAGCATTGCGTGATGCTAAGACTGCAATGGACTTGCAAAAACAATAATTTTATAGATGCCAAAAAAAGTTGCCTTACCTATTCCAATAGATAGGTGGTTCAAAGATGTTAAACGAATTGAGGAATTACGAGCGGTCTTGGATTCTGAGGCTTTCCAAACGGCAGTCGCAATTCTCAAAGACACAGCAGGACCAACTTTCGGATCAGTTGCTGGAGACGAGAAGATTAACAGCAACCGTCACGCATGGTACGCAGGATATCGTGATGCTTTCAGTGATTTACATAAACTAACTAAATTAAAAGGGGATAACCAAACAAACGTAACACCTGAAGAATGGAATCACATACAGACACCGCAACAGTAGAAGCACCAGTAGCCGAATCAACAGAGGCTGTTGAAAGTTTACCACAAGAAACTACTCAAGATAGTTTCCTTGATGCTTTGGATTCTGCTTTAAGTAACATTACTGAGTCACCTTTAGAAAATGTTGAAATAGAAGAACCAAAAGAAGAAGCAAGTCCAGAACCAGAAGCCACTGAAGAAGCCACTGAAGAATCTGCTGATAAAAAAGAGAGTACAGAAAAACCAAACACTGACGAGCCGTTAGAAGCTTTATCTGAAGATATTGGAGATGAGTGGACACCTAAAGCAGCTAACAGGTTTAAACAATTAAAAGACGAACTTAAAACTAACCGATCAGAACTTGATACTCTTAGACAAACTGTAAAAGAACAAGCGTCTAAAATGGAAGAGCTTAACGCTATGGCAGAAAGCCGTGACGTTGATGCATTGAAAGAAACTTTACAGCAGTACGAGATTGAAAAGTCTTTTAGTGATTTAGAAAATACAAATCAATATCAAGAAGCTGTTAGTGAACCTTTAAATAGGTTAATGGATAAAGCTTCTGTTATAGCAGATAAGTATGACGTTGATTACGACAGCTTAGTTGATATTATTGCTTTAGATGATTCTGAAGAACAAGACCTTAAACTAGGTGAGTTATTGCCTGATGCTTCTGATAGAGATAAGTCATCAATTTACAGGATTATTGAAGATATAGACCCTATCATGGATAGGCGTAATCAGTTGTTTGAAAATGCCGATGCTGCGTTACAAGAAGCTCAGTATTTAGAAGAACAGAAGCAACAAGCTGAATTAGCTGAAAAAGTTGAAATCCGTAAAGCAATTACTCGCAATGTAGTAAAAAGAGTCGGTGAAAAACTACCTTTTCTTTCTGGAGTAGAAGGTTTAGACATGGCTTCTATAGAAGCAAAAGCTTCAGATCTTGATCCATCAGTGGTTCACCCTGTAGATTTTGCTTATAATTCTGTAGCATCTCAAATTTTACCTACAATAGTTCGTGAATACCTATCCTCTCGTGCTGAAGCTGAAGTTCTTATGAATAAATTAGCTGAGTACGAAGACGCAGAGCCTACAATATCAGGCTCTCCGAAAACGGATAGCCCCTCTAGTAGACCATCAGATTTATCATTTGAAGAGGCTATTAGTGCAGCCTTGAGTGGGACGTAAAAGTAGTTTATACTAGCATATGGCTAGGGCAAAATTCAAACGATTACCTTCAGGAAAGATCCTATGGAGAGGTGAGCAGTTTGCTGGTTTTAATAAACCGAAGAAAGCTCCTGCGGGAAGTAAAAAGAAGTTTATTGTTCTTGGCAAGCAGGGAGACAAGATTAAAAAAGTAGGGTTTGGTCATAGAGACTATCAAGATTTTAGGCAACATAAAGACCCTAAGAGACGTAAAAATTTTAGGGCAAGACATAATTGTCAAACCGCAAAAGATAAAACAACCGCTCGTTATTGGGCATGTAGAAAACTTTGGTAATGGCTAAGAAAAAATCAACAGTTAACAAAGCAGGTAATTATACAAAGCCTACGATGCGTAAGCGATTGTTCCGTCAGATTATGGCAGGTACTAAGGGGGGCAGAGCAGGTCAGTGGTCTGCACGTAAAGCTCAGTTACTTGCTATGATGTACAAAAAAAGAGGTGGGGGTTATAAGTAATGGCTTTGAAAAAGTCACAGAAGTCCTTAAAAGACTGGACTAAACAAAAGTGGCGTACTAAATCTGGTAAGAAGTCTTCTGAAACAGGGGAGCGTTACTTACCTGAAAGAGCTATTAAGATGTTATCTTCTGCAAAATATGCAGCGGGTACTCGTAGGAAAAGAAAAGCTACAGCGGAGGGAAAACAAAACGCTAAATATACAGAAGCGGAGAGGAAAGCATTTATCAGAGCAACTGGTAGAAAATACAAACCAAAAAAGAAAAAAAGTAAAAAATGAAAGGTGTACCACACTATTTAAAAGACGGAACTCTTTATGAAGGTAAATCTCACAAAATGCCTAATGGAGAAGTTCACACAGGAGAATCTCATAACAAAGACAGCGAAAAATTATTCCATTTCGATGAACTTAGTGGTGAATCAAAAAAGAAAGCAAAAAAAGAAAAAGGGTCCGATGAAAATAAAAAAGGTTCCGCAGTTGTTATCTCTTTTATGGACGCTGTAGAAAAAGGTATAAAGGAAAAATAGGAGTAGTAGAGAATTATTAATCCTCTACTACATCAAGACCAACACAAATTTTAGGTGGCAGTGGTGTAACCTGTGTTTCAAGATTAACCCTTACTGCTGGGTCTGTGAATGGAATTGGTAGACCTACTTTAGCGTTGGTTGTGTCACAAGCTACGTTGGCGAGTGCTACAAAAGCTAGACCGAGTAATACAATTATTTTCTTCATATGTTAATCTAAGCATGGAGTCTAAAAATTTCCACTGTAAAAAATTCAAATGAAGTATATATTTTATAATGCCCAATTACAAAAAAAGTAAAAAACAATTTTTACAATCTTATAAGGGTAAGGGTATGGGTGGTAGTTCTGAAACTCCAGCCCCTAGGGCTTTACCTGTAGAGACAAAGAAAAAAGCACCTAAAGCTGAGAAGGTAGGTGGGCAAACTCTTCCTGATGAAGAAATAGAAAAGTTTCACAAAAACCTAAATAAGTTTAAACAAAGAAATTTTGAACGTGAACAAAAAAAGAAAAAAGAAGCTATAGAGTTTTATAAAAGTTTAAGAACATAAGATATGAAAATGACAAAAAAAGAATTCATAAAGTCGCACAGCAACACCAAACAGGCTAATAATAAGCAAAAGAAGAAAAAAAGTAAGCGTCAATCTAATAATAGCTCTTACGGAAGTACTTATTAAATAGCTTCATAAAATACCCTGTTGCATATATAAAAAATAAGATTATTTTATATATGTTAACAACTCATACGGTTGCTCTAGCCATAAATAGTTCTAGTGGGAAGTTATCAATGGGCTGTGTTCCGTTCCATACTCAATCTACTTGGTTGCTCTAGCCATAAATAGTTCTAGTTCAGTAGATTCCAATAACTTTATTTAGATCGTCTCCAGAACGAAACAGGAGAGGTCTGTACTACTATAACTTAACAATTAGAAAACAAATAAAATGGCCTTTGGACCTCCAAGCACTCTGTCAGCCCCCGCATCAGGATCGGCTGCGGATCAAACTATTAACACAATATTGACCCAAGAAGCGGGTAGAATTGGTGCTGATATACATAAAGCAACTCTTCACACCAGCCCTTGGATTGATCTTATTAAACAATCTACATTCCCAGAAGGAATGGGTTATACACTCAACACTTTGATTTATGACCGTGCTCTCCCCGTGTCTCCTCTCGACGCAGATCTTGATGAATCTGCTGCTCTTGTAGGTACTAACTGGAGTGCTCTAGGTACTACACAAGGATCAGCTTCTGCTGGTTTTATTGCTAACACAACTGAGTCTACTACAGCAGCACCAACAGGTGGGGATAATGTTAACCACATTGACTTCTCTAAAGTGCTTAAAACTTACAGCCTTAGTAGAGCTGTCATTGAATCTCCACATATCAATGTAGAAGAGCTTCGTTATGCAGCCCACCGCACAGAGCAACTCCGTGCGATTATGGATTTGCTTAAAGAGTCCACTCGTTCTTCTTGGGAGAATCGTTATCGTCAACAGTACGATAAGGTATGTAACAATGTTGTTTACGCTAAAACTGCTTCTTCTATCTTTGCTAGTGGTGCTGAAGGTAAAGCAACACACTCTACTGACTCATCTGAGCTTTTAGATGTAGATGCTGCTACTACTGCTGGTGGTGATGGTGGAACAAGTGATAATGTTGTAGATGCAACTGCAAACATCTCTAACGCTCTTTTGGATAAGATTTACTTCCAACTTGTGCGTAAAGGTGCTGGAAACAATGCACATGGAGTTGAGAATGGTAGGCCAGTATTTACATTGGTTTGCTCATCAGAAGCATCTTATCAGTTGATGACTGAGTCTGGATTCCGTGATGATGTACGTTACAACAATTCTAGAGTGAGTGAGCTTATTGCTCCTTTAGGTGTTGAGAAGTCTTTCAGAGGTTTCTATCACTTGATTGACGACATGCTTCCACGTTTTAACGCTGCTCTAACTGGTGGAAACGACAACCTTGTTGAAGTACCTGTCTACGACGTAGACCACTCAAACAAGAAAGTTGTAATGAACGCAGCTTATGATAGTGCTGCTATCGAAGTAGCCTACATATTACACGAAAGTGTAATGGAGTCCTTGATTCCTGCGCCTGTCACTAATGTAAGTGGTCTTTCATTTGATCCAGTCAGCTATAAAGGTGACTTCAAGTGGACTAACATTCCTGATATCGTGCGTAACCCAGATGGAAACATTGGTTTCTTCAGGGGTATCATGGCTTCAGCTTCCAAGCCTATTAAGACAGACTTTGGTTATGTGATTCTCTTCAAGAGAGATTCCGCTACACCTGCTGCTGTTTAATTTAATGCGGGGTTCTTAAAAGGAACCTTACATAAATACTTCACAATAACCTCGATCCTCTTGCAAAAATGGGGATCGGGGTTATTTTTTATAAACAATTAATATTATGGCAGAAGTAGCAGAACAACCAATGGAATCAGTCGAAGAGCCTAGTACAGACGCTATGCTTGACGAACTTGTAAGTGTTTTACCAGAAGAAGGAGATGATCTTTCTGTAGAGGACATGGAACAAATGGTAGAAGAAGAAGAAGAGCAGCCTGAAGAAGTAGCAGCTCCTAGTGAAGAAATTTTTATGGATTTGTTTGAAACTATCTATGGGGAACCTGTAGATGATTCAGAAGAAGCTCAAGATCAAATGCAAGATATACAAGAGTTAGTCATGGCGATGCCTGAGTTAGCTGCTGCATTATCTTCAGGAGATATGAGTCCCTCTGAAGCTGCCTTGATGATATTTAGAGAAGCTTCCTCTATGTAAGGGTTATTCTTTCCCTACCAAAGTTTCAATTAAAGCTCCACTGAATAATCTTGAACCACAATGAGTAAGCTTTGCGTGGGCATCACAATATATTTTACCACCTATTTTTGTCCATAGGTTACAGAAAGCTAAGTCTTCACCTACACCTGAGTGTCCATTTTCTGAAGTGCTACAATCAAAGTATGTGTAGTAGTTTGGTTCTTCTGTCACTACCCCTTCAATAAGGTGGCGTATAAAAACTTTTTTCTCAGGATAGGCTTCGTGTAGTTTTTCAAAAACTTTTCTATCTATCATCATAAAACCTGCTGGCCCTGCTTCTATCTCTATAAAACCTTGTTCATCTACGGCTATGTTGCTTGGATCTTTATAGTGAACAACAAAATTATTATTTTCTTCACCTGAATAAGTTTTAACTACATAAGGAGCTAGAACTACATCTTCATTTTTTCTTAAAAGCCTCCAAATGTTTTCGGGTTCAAATCCTATATCGGAGTCTATAAATAGAAGTTTTGTACAATCCGTCTTTAAAAATTCAAGAACACAATTATTTCTAGCGTGTGTAACTAGGGAAGATCCAGAGTGTAAGTGTAAAGATGTTTCATATTCTAGATCTTCTGGGGATGCACTAGCAACAAAGTTAATCAAACCGTGCATATAATCTATAAAGGCTTGATATCCGTATGTTGGAGTCGCTATAAATAATTTTTCCATATCTGATATTCGGTTTATATAGTGATAAGTCAATTAATTTTCACAAGTACTGTGGGGGTGGGGAGCTTGCTATTTGCTTGCTTTAGACCTATAATTAAGGATGCCAACTTCAATATCAGGAAATGTTAGGCTGGTGTATGGTAATCATGTACATAGTGAGACATATAGCACATCAGCCTCCGCATATAGTAATACAAACCCATTTAATGAGTATGCATCAGGAGGGGCTAGGGCTTTGGTTGCAGGTGGTGCTATAGATGTAGGTACTCTCGTTGTTTCAGGATCTGATCCCCAGCATGAGGGGTTATTAATTATTAAGAACACAAATACTGTTGGTAGTCTTTCTGTCAGTGTTGATGGGGGGACTGCTTATGATATTAGTATACCAGCAGGATTAGTTAACTTAATCTCTGTTGGTCCTGATCATCCAGTCCATGTTAAATGCCCGACGGCTACTAACAATGGTTTGGGTGTTGCTTCTGTAACAAGCGCAGGAGTTATTACTTTTGATGGAAGTGCTGGTGCTGTTGGAACTGCTATAATGGAAGGCAAAACTAATGTAAACAGCAACACCAATAAATATATAGTTCAAATTTCTACACAAGGAACTGGAACAGTATACGAACTAGATGGAGTTACTAAAAAAGATTTAACAAGTGATTATGGGGCTTCGTCCACAGTAGATTTAGTGTATTTCACTGGATATCGTTATACACTAACTGAAGCTTAATAAGAAAAGTGCCTGTACAGAGAAATCAACCAAGCCCTCAAAGGCAGTCAGTATTAACATTTGTATCTCCAAATGTTCAAGATTTATTATTTTATGAGACTGTAGATAAACAACGGGTTGGTAAAACACCCCCTGTTTATGGGTCAGCACACCCAAACACTACTAAGTTTCCTAACCACAAACTAGTTTATGTTAAACAGTTTGATGCCGAGGGGCAGTTATACCAATACTACTATGCTGCTTCTAGGTCTAGCCAAGATGAATATAACTTTGAATATTCTCAAGCTAGTTTAGGAAACTCTAAATTTAATACTGTAGTCAGGACTTATGTTATTCCTAGGTCTGATTTTAAAGAAGATGATGCATCTTTGGAGGCTGGTGATGCTATGCCCACTGAACCTTCTTCAGCTAACTTTACTGGTAAAGGGTATATCCTAATGTCCCGCCAACAAAAAAGATTAAGAGATCCAGAATTAGACGGGCATTTTATTGTTGAGCAAAGAGTTTATTTTATTAGGGAAGACATTGAAACCCTGAAGTGGGATGAGTTATCGGGTTCTAATTTAAAAACAACAGTTAGTTATTTTGCGTTGGGAGAGACTCCTACTGGAGCTTCTTCAAATATACAGACTTTAATTTCTGACGCTGATAATTCTTATTGGGGTACTGCTATAGAGTATAGAGAAGATTCACCTTCTCAGGGGAACTTAAACAAAGCAGTCGCTTTTTATAAAGAAGGAAGACAGGTATCTTTAGATTGGTTTGAAGTTGTAAAGATAGAAACAATGGCTGGTACAACTACTGATGGGGCAATCAACTCAGATACCACTTTACTTATTGAAGAACTAAATACCTCAATTAATTTTACATTCCCACCAGTTTTACAAAGCATTTCATCTGTTGCTTGGGAAAAGCATGATGGTCAAGTTCAACATAATCCAGAGTATCATATGAATCCAGAAGGGTATAGTGGACCTTGTAGAGCTGTAATTAAAAAAGAATATAGGACAACAGAGTTTGATCTCGACGTTCCTAAAGCTATGCAGCCCCAGTCTTTTGCATTTTCTACTCCTTATATAAATATAAGAATACCCTCTTGTTTAATTGATGGTCCAGCGTTAGGTGGGGAAATTGGATTCACTACAGGAACTACTGACCCTGTATATAAATATACCTCATATGTTAAAACATTACCTAGAACAGAGCCACCAAATCTTATAGGGATAGCTGAAACTGGGCTTAGAGCTAGAGTCATCCAACAAAAATCTAGGGGAGGTTATATAAAAGAAACTACTACTGTATTCCCTCCGTCTTTTAATTAATGCCTGAACAATTTACAGATGGTAATATTGGAGCTTTTGGATCTCCCATATCTCCTGCTGACAGGGAAGTAACTGAGTCTTCACTAAACAAAATCCCTGATGTAGGATTACAAGGGTATACCGACAGTGGGGCTTATAGTAGTAATTATCCTTCGGGAATGATTGGGGCTACTCCACAAGACGAGATTCGTTATCGTCAGGAGCATGAGCCTTATAACTATCAACCAGACGATGATCAATTTGTTTATATAACAAAAGCTTATTTATATGAGATACATCCCTTACTAAATGAAGAGGAATCAAAACTAATAAAAAAGCACGAGCTAAGTCCTTTAAAAATAAAGTTAGATACAAAGAAAGGTTGTGTATATACACAATTCATGGTGGATCAACAAGGGAAGGTTATAGGTGAATATAATCTTTTAAAGACAGAAGAAGATGAACCTCCCGATTCAACACCATTTCAGTTATTGAATGCAGATGGTGACGATGAGCCTGACAAGTATGGCATATATAATGTTCTTATATTTAAATTCGCAGATGGAGTTATTTTAAGAAATAATTATGATTCTGATAAAGATGATCCAAGATCTGTAAGAGGACATGGTGGTATAGAAGGGCATAGGGGACCACTTATATGGTCCCGTGGTTATAATACTATAAACAATTTAGGTATTGGGGGTGGGATGATATATGAAGGATATAATCTTACTGAGGATAAAATAAATTTACGAACCCTAATGGGGCAAGGTCAAATCAGTGTATCAACGGCTGGTGATCAAATAAATATCCGAGGAAACAGTAATAATAAAACTTGGAAAGCTATTGCTGCTTCTGGGGTAATTGACTACAACAATCCTGCTGCATCAGGGACAACCGCAAATGAAAAAACATTAGCTACGTTTGCAGATGGGTTATTGACTGGAACCCCAAGTAATTTAGAAGTTGTACAAGTTGCTAAAGCAACAGGTTCGGGAACTACAGTCAACACTTTTGTTGATACAGACGATGTAACATTGAATGTTGATACTCTAACATCTACTTCTGTAAATTTACCAACAGGTAGTGGTATAGAGTTATCTACTGAGAAGTATACTCCTACAGCAGTAAGTACTGAAGGACCAATAACACAGAAGGCTAACGCTTTAGTTAAAGGGACGGATATTGACCTTGACGCTGTCGAAGTAACTTCTGTAGAGATGCTTCCTCCAAGTGGGTCAAGTTTACAGTTAGAAACGTATGATTATAAGCCTACATCAGTTTCTACTGAAGGGCCAATAACGAAAGAGACTGGCAGTCTTAAAGAAGGATCAAACATTGACTTGCAAGCTGTTAAACTACAAACGCAAGAAATAACTCCTCCAAGTGGGTCAAGTTTAGATTTAGAAACTAATCAATATGCTACCGTAGATTTAGGGTTTAAAACGACGGGTATAGATTCTACTGTTTTAAAAGGAGGTAATAATTTAACTACAACAGCTACTGAACTACGTTCAAAAAGTGTGCCTGTTCAAGATACGGGAGTTAAGGAATATACATCTAAAGCATTTCCTCCCCATACTCTAACGGCTACAGCAGGAACTTTAAAAGAAGAAGTGGGGGCGGGGAATGACGTTACTTTATCATCAGTTGAATTAAGCCCAACTTCTTTGTCTGGGATAACTTTAAGTCGTAAGACATACACCCCAACACAAGTTGGCACTAAGACAACAACTGAAACTTCTTTTTACACAGGAGGTAATCAATTAACAACAACACCTACACCCTTATCTGTAACACGATCACCTGTATTAGAATTTGATACTAAAAAATATACTTCTAGACAGTTAGAGCAACTATCATTACAAAAAAAGACTAATATTTTATCTAAATCAGCATCTACGGCAGAAACTACTTTAGAAGCAACTGCGTTAAAAACTACTTCAATAACTCCTCCAAGTAGTACTCCACTATCTTTAGGGACTAAGACATATACTCCTAGAGCGTTATCTAAACAGACATTAACTAAAGAAACTACTGCTTTAAAAGGTGGTAGTGAGTTAGACACAACTGTTGCTACTTTAAGCACAAAAAAAGCAGACATTGTTTCTTCTACACCGAACACTTATAAAGCTAGGTCGTTAGATAAAACAACTTTATCCCCTCAGTCGAACGCTTTATACGGAGGTGACCCCCTTACCTGTCATCCGACAGATTTAAACACGGAGACTCTTGAAGCTCCCGAACTATCCGTCAAAACTTTTACTACTACTGAGTTAGGAACTGCTTCTTTATCAAAGAAAGATATGACGACTAAAGCGTTTAGTCGTGTTGAAGAAACTTTTAATGAAAATTTAAAGCAACAATCAGGTGCTTTAAAAGGTGGTACTGAGTATATCTGTACTCCTACAGATATGACGACTAGAGCGTTTAGTCCTGTTGAAGAATCTCTTGATGAACATTTACAACAACAATCGGGTGCTTTAAAAGGTGGTACTAATTATACCTGTACTCCTACGGCTATGACGACTAGAGCGTTTAGTCGTGTTGAAGAAACTCTTAATGAAAATTTAAAGCAACAATCGGGTACTTTAAAAGGTGGTGTTGATTACACATGTAATCATACAGATTTTAAAGTTAAGACGTTTAGTCGTGTTGAAGAATCTTTTAATGAAAATTTAAGGCAACAATCAGGTGCTTTAGAAGGAGGTGCTGATTACACATGCACCCCTACGTCTATGACGACTAAGTCGTTTACGACTCAAGCTAATACCTTACAAGGTGGTAGTGATTTAGAGTTAGTATATAGAGAGGTCTACCTTACAGATAATGAAACGTCTGTTTGGGTATTAGGACCAAAGAATGTTCCATCAAATACTTCTGCTACGTTAACTGCTGTTGTTGGAGCAGGGAGATATACAGCAATAAAGAGGGGGGATGGCAACACTGCTGAAACTTTCCATTTATACCAATCTGGGACTAATGGAGTTACTGGTAATAATAAAGTATTAACTACAGATAGTCCTAGTACGGATACAGTAACACTTAGAAAAGACATTGGTACATACACAGGAGTCAAAAATCTTTCCGACGCTTCTGTTTTTTTATATAGTACAACAGGAGCTTCGACCACTAGAGTATACATAAAACCACCCGACAGTGATCCTGTTGAGAACAGTCATTATTTATATTATGCTGCTAGTGATGTCTCTGATACTAAAGTACTAACTACAGATTCTAGTGATACTACAGTAACACTTAAAAAAGACATTTCGGATTATGTAGGAGTCAAAAATCTTTCCGCTCCTAATGTTTATTTAAATACTACAACAGACGCTACAAGCACTAGAGTATACTTACGTCCATCCGACAGTAATACCACTCAAAATTTATACTTTGCTGATAGTCCAGTTACTGGTAATAATAAAGTATTAACTGTAGATAGTGTTGATACAGATGATGTAACACTTAGACAAGACATTGGTATATACACAGGTGTTACAAATCTTTCCGCTGCTGATGTTTATTTATATAGTACAACGGGGGCTTCGGACACTAGATTATACCTAAGGCCACCCGACAATAATACTACTCAAAATTTATATTTTTCTACGGATGAAGTAACTAGTTCTAAAGTATTAACTACAACTGACTCTAGCACAGATGATGTAACACTTAGACAAGACATTAGTACATATGTAGGAGTCAAAAATCTTTCCGCTACTGATGTTTATTTAAATACTACAACAACCCCTACAGACACTAGAGTATACCTAAGTCCACCCGACAATAATACTACTCAAAATTTATATTTTTCTGCGGATGAAGTAACTAGTTCTAAAGTATTAACTACAACTGACTCTAGCACAGATGATGTACTATTTTATACTGCTGAAAGCACAGGAAAACGATTTTTAGAGGCTGATGCTGATGACAACAACGATGATACAACTAATGTATACTGTACTAATAATGCTACACAAAGCAGAAATTTTTTAAGTAACACTACTAATTCTAGTAAAACCACGTATCACGTATACACAAATGCGGATTCAGTATCAGAACAGAAATTCTTAAAAACCGACTCAGATAATACACAAGAAGTTTTAAGAACTGGTATGCAACCATTTATTGCCATTAAGGGAATATCTTCTGCTGTTTCATTGTATCAAGCTCCTATACCACAAGCAAATTCATCAGATACTTTCTTAGAAACTGCATCTGCCTCTGCTGCGGATACTTTTTTATATTCAACCTCAGATGATACTCCAAGAAGATTATTGGCTAAATCAGGTACAGATTCAGATACTGCAATTCAGTTATATAATGCGGGTACGGGCAATACAGTTGTTGAAACAAAGGTTTTAGAATTAGATTCAAGTGCTACGGGTGATAAAAAATTAACGGTTGGTGCTACAGCATTCGATGCAGTGACTGGAATCCCACAAACTGATGATTCTATTGAGCTTTACAAAGCTCCTGTTCCATCAGCAAATTCAACAGACACGTTCTTAGAAACTTCAGAGTCAACTGACCAACATCTTTATTTTTCATCGGGAGCATCGACACATAGTGTTATAACTAGTTCAGGTACTGCTATAAACGTTGTACACACTGTTGATAGTAGTTCAGGAGCTGCTGTAACTTTTTCAGACACAAAATTTGTAAAGATAAAAGCAGGGGATGATTGGGCAGGGGACGAAAAATCTTTCATGCACACAATCGACGACTTTGACGGGGTAACTGCCACAGTAGGAGATGGAGTTAATGTTTATAAAGCTGTTGATGAAGATGATAATCCATCCCACAGATTTTTAGAAACAAACGACAGTACGGGAACTGAGTCACATATTTACGCTACTACGTCACCAGCTTCTAATACTAAATTTTTAACTACAGAAGATTCTACTAGTAACCTCTTTTTATATTCCACGGCTAATAATGAGAATACCACAAAGTTCTTAACAGTACCTGATAGTGTACAAGGACAGAAAATTTTAAGATCTGGTATGTCTTCCTTGAATGCAGTTACAAATATTCCAAACGGGACTAGGTTATATTTTACAGATACTGATGAACCTTCTGATGCAAGATTCTTAAAAACAACTCATACAGATAATACAGACAATACACATATCCTATATGTTTCAGATAGTACTGATGCTAGGACATTCTTAACTAGTTCAGGAAGTGACATAGGTATTTTAACTTCTGATTCTGTATCAGGAGTATCAGCAGCCAATTATGTAAAAGCTAATAACGACTCATTATCTGCTGGTAAAGTATTCAAACATACTATTGGAACCTACACAGGTCTTTCTTCTAATGATGATGGAAATGTTATTGTATATGAAGCACCTGATTCAAATACACGAAACTTTTTACAAACAGGAGAAAACGCAGAGACTAAACATCGTGTCTATTTTACAAACACCACAACAACTAGCACTAGATTTTTAAGTACTTCAGAAAATGATTCTTTACTTACCTCACTTAATTTATATTCTACAGCTTCTCCTGATACTACTACAAAGTTTTTGAAAGTATCTGATAGTGAATCAGGAAACAAAATTTTAAAGCATGGCATAGACAATTTTAATGCTGTTACAGGTATTCCAAACGAAACTAATTTATACCACGCAGGAAGTGCTTCTACCCACCATTTCTTAAAATCTCCTACAGCTTTATCAGACCATCATGTTTATTTTTCTGATACTGCTAGTGACTCTAGCAACAAAATGCCATTTGTAACAAGTTCAGGTAGTAGTATAAATATTGTAAAATCTTCTGATGATTCTAATACTGGTGCTTTCTCACTAACAAGGTTCTTAAAAACAACAGGAGATAACGTGGCTGCCCTTGATAGTGTTTCTAAAACTTTTAAGCATTCGTTTGGGACTTATACTGGAATTAACGGGGACCAACTTTCAAATGCCAGTAACATTTACGTATATACCACAAGTGCAGCTAGTTCTAATAGTTCGGAAAAGTTCGTAAAGACTACGGATACAGAGGACAAGCACGTATTTATTTCTGCCAATAGCACCACCAGAAACTTTATAACTAGTACAGGTAGTGCAGTAAATGTTTTAACTGCGGGTAGTATGAGTAATAGTTCTACCGCTAAATTCGTAAAAACAGCAAACACTAACGTCGATGCCCTTGATAGTTCTAAAACATTCCAACATACATTTGATACTTATACTGGTATGACAGGACTTTCGGGTACTAGTGATCTCCGTTTGTATTCTACAGTTGGTGCTGATACTACAAAGTTTGTAAAGACTGACGCTAATCACACCACCACAAAATTCTTGTATGTTTCTGACGCTAATAACCCTAGAACCTTCATAACTAGTACAGGATCTTCTAGTACTAATGTTCTTACAAGTTCTAGTGACGTAAATGTGTTAACAACAGATAATGTTGATCCTTCTTCAATCACACTAGTTAAGTCTGTAAATACCACACCTTCAACATTACAGACGGTTACTGGATCTGAAAAAGTATTGAAAGCCCCTTAACAGTTCATGGGTTGAATTGCGGTGTAAACGCCTTATATTTAGGTATCGTGCCAGCTAAAACTACAGAACAATTATTTGCTACTCATTCTCAATATTTAGACGTTGAGTTTGCTCATCAAGAGGATTTTCGTAATGCTTTGAATGAAGTAATGCCTCGTATTTATAAAATGGGGTATTGGAGGGATTTAGTAACAGAACATACGCAAGATGCATCTAAAGGTTATGTTTCTTTGCCTCAAGATACAGATTCTATATTACACGGGATATTAGATAATAATCCCATGCCAACACGTTCTTTATGGCACGATTACAAGACTTTTGGTACAAATGACCAAGACGATACCATATTGAGTTCTTTTATAGATGACGGATATGCCTCTTCATATAGGGATATAGAAACTCCATATGCATACCAGCTTGAGCTTCAAGCTGTTAGAAATTATAACGATAGTTTACCTACTGGTCCTTTCACGGTTGACGTTTTATATAGCGGAGCTACTACAGGAGATGGTTTTATGGACTATCGTTTAGATCAAACAAACACAGCGGATACTGGTTCTGGTGTTAATATTTCTAATATAGAACAAATAATTTATAACAACATACCAGATGGCTTTACTGTAAGAGTTTTAGCTGATCCTTTTGACGATAGTTTTGACGCTATTACTTTAGCTGATTTACCAAGCGGGTCTGGCACTGTGCGCTATCGAAGGTATAGAGTAGGCAATACTAATAGTAATTCATCTGCACATTTATTGTTAAAAAGAGGATGGGTAGATGTAGATAGTGGGTCTGATTTAGTACACCTACCGTCTAATGCTATCTTAAAACATGCTTTATTAGGCAAGTTTGGAGAAGACAATGCAGATTTACAAAGAGCACAGTATCATTGGGCTACAGTGGCTCAACTTTTAGAAAAAGACACTGACTCATACAGAGGGTCTGCTAAACCAACTTTACGTATCGCTCCTGATGGTGTGGGAGCAGGTATGTCAGGAATGTATTAACAATTTAACAAACAAACAAAATTATATTATGGCAACAACCAACATTGACAAACAATCCTTTGGGCAAGCTGGAGCTTATTTAATAACAGATACTAGCAATACTATTACTAGAGAGTTTTGTGCTATTACTTTTTTAGAGGATTCT